CATTGATTTTCCTCATCCCAGAACTGGCCAGCCTGATCTCGCGGAGAGCACGGATTATCTTTGCGCTCCACAAGTATCTCCTGATAGCACTCAGCCAGACTTCGGCCAGTTCCGCAAGAACGCGAAAACGCATCTCCCCAACATCTTTCACAACCTGCCATAATTTACCCTTTCTTGGCGGCGGAACTATAATAACGCTCTCGCTGCCAATTGCAAACAACGTTCGCGGTACGGGTGCAGTACCGCCTATAAAACCCCTTCAAAAATGGTTCAGTGGTATTGCATCCCTACCGCTGTTAGGTGCTGTATGGCAAATTTCATTAGTGTTCTGCGCGGGGCGGTCTTGCGTGCAGGACGCACGCCGCATTTCATTCCAGATATGCAACCCTAAATCAGAATCAACACAATTCCGCAAAACCTGCCTTTTATTACTTATGTTTGTACCAGATATATCTGTGTCGTAATCTGAAATTTTGTTTTTATCCCGAATATGCTTCGCCCCGAAATCAGCTTGTGCTATATAGAAATTAGCCCAGAACAAATGCCGAGATAAAACCACAGAGGGAGCGACAAGAGGCTCGTAATAGGGCCTCGTGTTTTCCACACAATATAGACCGCTAAAATAGTGCTTTAAAAATATGATTTCTTCATATAACTTCATGTCTGGAAATACAGCAGAGTAGCCCTTTGCACGAAAACCCACATTATACCTATACTGCCCATGCGTAGGGCAAGGTGGACTCGACCAAATAAAATCAAATTCTGAATAATGCTCCTGCAAATAAGCATGAGCATCGCCAACAATTACAGTATCGGCAGGAAAAAACAATTGATATACCGAAGCTATTTTCGGGTCGAGTTCCACCGCCGTAACATCGCAATCCGACCACAATTTTCGGTTTCCCCCGATACCTGCGTATAGATTCAGGGTTTTTATCTTCGGCGCAGGACGCGCCGTGTCTTGCCCCGCGCCTATAATTTCGGAATTTGCCATATTGCACCTAACGTGTGCCCTATGGTGAAGTGTACTCATTTACGAAGTGAACACCATAGGGCTGTTGTGCGAAGTTTAACCGCGCCTCCGCTTATTAACTTTCGGCGCAGGAATAAAATGAATAGTGAGACTGACAAGCTGACCATCAGTCTGCCGCGTCCACGTAAGCGACTCAACGCTGCACAAATTAATTCCCATGTTGTTCGGAATCACCTCCAACGGAAGCGGAGACTTCTTCGACCTGATAAGCTCCTTGACAGATTTCGTTACCGTTTCCATAGCGTAATCCTTTCTGCGCCGAACTATAATATTCAAGCGCGGTTAAATTTTGTACAACGGCCCGGCGCACTCGCCAGAAGTTACGCCAGATCTTCAACGAAGTGACTATACTCCGTACATTTATTACAAGTCTCGGAAGGAAACCAAAAGCACACACCACAATGTGGCGTAATTTTGGGCTGCGCCTGTTGGTGGATGTGCCGTTTGCTACCGCCAGTTTTGCGCGGCGCTTCCAGCACTCCGTCAACATCAGCATCAGCATGTTCTAAAAGATAGTCTGCCATTTCACCCATATTGCCTCCAGCCGCGCCTATAACATAAAGGCAAACGGCATTTACACCAACGTCCCGCAAATTGGGTGCTGTTATGAAAAATGCACCCAATAAAAAAGCGTACCAAGTATTGCAGAAAGCAATATGACTATAACAGTCAACGCATATTCAGAATCATTTTTCATAATGGCATCCCTTTGCGTGTTGGATGCAGTTAATGAACGCTTCCATAATGCAAAGGCGCGGCGTGTAGGGGTTGCACCTACGGCTATCCACGTTTCCGCTTGAAGCACTCATCCGCGCCGAATAGATTTATAAAAGCGTTCATTTATTGCACTCCAACTACTCTTTTGCGTATATCCTATACACCTAATTCTCCATTGTAAGAATATTTCTCATATCTGAAATATCCGCACCAGCGACCTTTAGATACCGCTGTGTTGTCGTAATCGATGCATGCCCCATCGTCTCCTGCAGCACGCGCAGGTTCGCGCCACGCCTGAGCATGTGGCAGGCATAGGAATGCCGCAGCCGGTGAATATTGTGCCGCCCCTGGATTCCTGCCCGTGCGCAAGCGTTCTCAAAGATTTTCTGTATGGTCCGCTTCGGATACTGCTCCTGTCCGTATTGAGGCGTAAAAACGAAATCGGCTTGACCCTTCCCGGCAATCGTGTCTCGCAATATCGGGTGAACACAATCCGGCAGCATGACCAGACGGTCCTTTTGCCCCTTACCGTCCCGGACGTGAATCACGCCGCGCTCGAAGCGTATGTCCTGTACCCGGAGCCATTGAATATCACCAAGCCGGAGCCCTCCGTAATAGGCAACCTGCAAAAGTGCCAGGTGCTTCCGGTTGTTCTCCATTGCAAATATCTTTTTCACTTCGTCAATAGTAAGCGGTTCTGGCAGCTCCTTTTTTTCTTTCATCCTCGGAACGATGTCCAGCGGTATCGGCTGCTGCAATATGAAATTGCAGTAATACCGGACGGCGTTCGTGTGGAGGTTGATGCTCGCCGGGGCCAGCTTATTCACCCATCGAAGCGCCAGAATCCAACCCTGCACGTACTTCACCAGGGAATCGCGCTTGTTTTTCTCGCACCAGGATATAAACCGCTCAACCGATTCGGTATAATGGCGAACCGTAACCGAAGATTTATTCTCCACGTTCAGCCGGTTGACCAGGGCGGTGATGGACTCTGATTTTTTCATAGTATGCCTATAATATACTACGTTTATTTTAAAATGTACATATTATTTTAAAAAAGTTCGCGCCAATTGCTGACTATCACAGAATCAGCCACGGACTTCTTTTCCTTCAAGGCCTTTAGTATCTTCTCATCGACTGTCCCCCGGGAGACAAGGTCAACATATGTCACCGATTTTGTCTGCCCTATCCGATGGCAGCGGTCTTCAGACTGGAGCCGTGTTTCAAGGTTATAGTCATTCGAAAAATAAACCACCGTCGAAGCTGCCGTGAGCGTTATCCCATACCCCCCCGTCCTTGGATTCCCGACGAAGTAATCGGCACCTCCGTCCTGAAATTTCTTTATTGCCTCCGTCCGCTCGTCCCCCGTCGTATCCCCGAAATACATCACCACCTTTTCTTTCCCGTATTTTTCAGAAAGCAATTTCGTTATCTGCGCGATATTTTTTCTATATGTCGCCCATATTATCACCTTCCCTGGGGCTTCCTCCAATACACTTTCAAGGGCCTCAATCCGAGAACAGGGTATATCCAACAACTCCCCGTCATCCCCGTCAAGGCACCCGCAGACAAGCTGGTGAAGCCTCAAAAGCCGGACAATAACAAGCGGGGCGGTCACCATCGGGACCCCCGCCAATTCGAGCATGGCTTCATCCTTGAGCTTCTTATACATCTCTTTCTGTTCCTTGGTCATCGGAACTTCGCATATCTCATAGACCTTCGGCGGTAAATCAAGGCACTCATCTTTCTTGATAATAAAGCTGAATTTTTTCAGGATATCCGTCAACTCATCAAGATTTTTATACCGCACTACTTTTTTAAAAGTATATGCCCGGTTACCCTGAGCCATCCGCATCTCCATAAGGTCTGCGAAATATGCCCTGAAAGTATAAAAGCTGCCAAACCCCAAAATATTGTGCCCGAGAAATTGGCATTGAGAATAGATATCTAATGGGCTATTTGTTATCGGCGAACCAGTTAAAATACGCCGGTACTTTGCAAACTTGGCGACTTGTATTGCGGCCTTTGTTCGATGGGCTTTCGGATTTTTCACGTTCGAACTTTCATCGACTACCGCCAAGCACCTCCGGCTGATGATAAATCTCTCCGCAGCTTTCTTCCCGCTCTCGTATGCCAATGCCTCGATATTCATCACGAAAAACGTGAGACCGAATTTGCCTTGTTCCGTCATCGCAATATTCTTTTCCGTCTGGCTCTTGCTCTCATCGCCCCAGGAAAACACAAACCGCTTTATATGGTCAGGCATGTGCGCCGGGATTTCCTTTGTCTCCCAGTTCATATATGAACCCTTATTTGCGAATATCATCACCGCGTCAATTTTCCCATTGTCATACAACCATGCCGCGGTGTCGAGAATCACTTTCGTTTTCCCAGTCCCCATCTCCATGAATAAGGCATAGGCTTCCAAGTCTTTGCTGATATCCCATGCCTTGAATTGATGGTCATACGGTCTTGTCTTGAACGGGTAGGGGTATTTCATTCTAACTCTCCATAGAAACTTTTTTGAATTATCGTACCCAAAGTTGCTTTATAGGCCCCATTTAAAATATCACACACATCTAATACGACATCTTGTATAATATTGTTTTTAACACGAGCATATTTTTCCTGTCGTATTAAATATGCTATAATCATCTTTTTTGACTCATCGGAGATTGGATTATTCATTATAGAATCCTTTTAACATAGTGAAATTTTACTTGGATGAGGGCTGCCTCGTTCCTTTCTGACATAGTAGTATCTCTCTCCAGATTTTAATATCTCATCCCCGCTCTTTGTTACTTTGTCCAAAAGATCTCCCAGTTTCTTTTCTTCTCCCTTAGTCAATGCAGTGGCTTTCATAATGTTACCCCGGTTACTTTCTTTTTCATTTTATCAGCCATTCTTTAATTTATAGTGGACGCGACGGCCCTTGATAATTCTCGGTCTCTTTACAACGACTGTCTTACCAATAAATGACTTTTTGCTTTTCGCTAATTTTACAAGGTCCTCCGCATATTGCTCCGGAATAATATACCCGCCGGTATCCGGTCGTTTATTCTTTTCCTCCCACACGTGGAACTTCGCCCCCCGATGCAATAAGCAAACGGATAATTTTATTCAGGCTATTCGAAGAATTTTCAAACCAGACTTCAAGTCTTTTCATAGCCTGTCCCTCTCTACGAATCTTTTCAACTTTCCTCTTGATGAATGTTTTTATCATCGGCCCCTCACCACGAATAACTGTAAGCCGTTTCCGGTTGCACAAGGCACAAGTTCTCTTTTGCCCGGGTTACACCGACATAGAAAACCCTGTGCTCTGAATCCGGGTTAATTTCAAAATTCTGCCACGTCCTGAAACTCATATCGGACAGGACAGCCACGTTCTGTCGCTCAGCGCCCTTGACCCCGTGGATTGTCGAAAGCTGTATCCTCGCCGGGCCAGTAAGTTTCTCCTTCCTCCTCAGCAGCGATATAATAACTTCTACCGTGTCAAGGTTCATCCTATCGAGTGACTCATGCCATAACCGATTGTCAGATAGTCCGACTTCCTCCATCGTAATCTTCTTACTCTGTTTCTCCACTTGCAACCGCTCGATAATACTTTCCGTATCCGCCCTGAATTTCAGCGTATCAATCACCGAACTCACGGCACACGGTTCACCTTTTCGTAATGCCTCCCACGTAAACGCGGCTTTCGTTTCATCCATCTTTGCCGGGTCCTCGCCGTTCCACTCATACCGATACCCGTAATCCCGGCAAACCCCTGCAGCTTGCTTCAATAGATAATCATTCCTCGCCAGGATGTACCACTCCCCAGATTCAAGCGGAAGAGAATCCACTGTCTGATAATTCTCGACCGAACCCTTATTCTTTGTCGCCAAAAAAGACTTCGATTTTCTAACTGATATTCTATTCGAAACTTCAACCGCGTAATCATGTACCGTCCCCGAGAGTCTCCGGCCCTCATGCAGTATCTCCACAGGCCCTGTATGCTGGACAAGCCTTTCCGGGCTTGCCCCCGCCCATTCGTATATCGCTTGGTCGTCATCCCCAGCGGCAACCGTGGAAGCCGAGCACGCGACAAGCCGGTCTATTGCCCGCCATTGCAACGGGTTTATATCTTGGGCCTCGTCTATCAAAAGCAGGTCCAATTCTGGATAATTATCCAACATATTAAACTGCTCAATTAGGTCCGTAAAATCCCGGTATCCATTGGCCATTTTATACGCAGATATCGTTTCTGACACAAGCTCCGTTTCCCACCAGCCCAAATCCCCGTTATACGCCTCCCACGACTCACGCAGAGGCCGTAGGACCGCGCGGGAACGCTCGATAAGAGATAACGCTTGGTCTCCTTTCGGCAGATCCTGGCACGCCCTGTCTGGCCGGCGGTCCCCGGTCAATTCAATCCCGAGCACACGGCCGATGTCCCGGTATTGCTCATAGCCCATCATGCCATCCCGCTTAGCCCCAAGGAGGCTGAAAGCCAACGAATGCAGCGTCCGGAAATAAGGCAGGGCCTCCGGAGGGAGATTAAACCGCTCAGCCGCCCGGCGCTTTGCCTCGTCAGCCGCTTTCCTCGTGAAAGTCAACAGACCGACCCGCTCCGGGGACCTTCCAGCTTTTAAATGCGCCTCCACCAGCCGCAAAAGCCGCTCTGTCTTTCCTGTTCCTGGAGGGCCGAAGATTAAAAGCATATTAAAATTTCCCCAGGCCTTGCTCTAATTTTTCAATTCGTATCCTTAAATCGGAGAGCCGCTCATCAATAGTCTTCGCATTCCAAGCTGCGGCCTTTTCACGGTAATCTCTGGCCCTACATTCGGAACATTGTAGATAGCTGTGGTGTGTCACCTTTTCACACTTGCTACAATATTCTTCTGTTATTAAAGCCATAATTAACAACACATCCTATACCTGTATTCCTGCTCCGCATATCTTTCAGTAAATGCGTACAGGTTGTCAGACTCGCCTATCCTGTCCGCTTTCCCATTCGTGTCTCTCTTCGCCGTTCTTCTTTCTCTTTTCGGCAACGAACATAATATAAGTCTCCGTTTTGCCTTCTCCGCCTTTTTAATGCAACGTATTATCGCTCCGCTCAGAACGGGGATTTCTGCACCATGCTCGGAACAGCAAACCCTTCCGTCTGCTTCGGGAACTCCGGGACTGTCCATACGTTCAACCCCTTCCCTTTAATAGTTATGAATTTATGCTCCCCACCGATTTCTTTTAGTATCGAGGAAACCTGATGTACTTTCAAATCCTTGAATTTACTTTTGTCAAGGTACGAAAGAAAATCGCTCATCTTGAACCAATGCCGTCCCTCGCTCGTCCACGGCTTCCCGATAATCATCTCCTCCCTCGCCCGGGCCTGCGCCCGTGAAGTCAAGAATTTTTCCAACAATTCCAGCATCTGCCCGCGCGGGCTCGCATCAACCGGAGCCTCAATCACCGTCACCTTATCGAGTAGTCCCTGGATTATTGTTTGCCATAAAACCCTGTCAACCATTGGAGGCATTTTATTCAGGGCCTCGATACATCGTCTTTGAAATTTCAATTGGTCCTGAAGTTCATTTGTATTCAACTCCAACCGTCCGCCATTCTCAATATCAATAAACCATACCGGAGGACTCGCAGCGTATTTCGTAAGCCCGGCCAACTGTAATGAAAAAGCCCCCGCGCCTATACCGTGTACCCGGCTCCTGCACACATCAAGATTGCAATGCCCGCATATCGGGGGCTTTGAGCACGCATAATTGTATGTCTTCCGTCGAAGGCTTTTCGCCACGGCTTTGACTTCAATATCAGAAAGTACGGGCTTCATGTACTTCTGATTACAGTTAACTAAATCTATTTCCCATGTCTCCGGTCTTGCTTTTCTCAGGTACACCCCGAGATTGAACAACCCGTCATTCCGCGTCCCTGGGGAAAAGCCATGCGAGGCAAGAAATTGCAGACACGGCGGGCCATCCGTAAAATCAACGGATAGCCCTATCGATGACGCCATCAACTCCGATGGCAGGACCCGGGAAGCCTCGGCATATTTTAAAAAATCTTCGGCAGAAAGTTTATTTCCAGATTTATCAAAACCATACCGCAATGTCTTTTCTACATCAAAATATGGCATGTTTATCCACGAACCGATATCCCCGCGCTCAGCAAGAATCTCACTTTGCTTCGGGAATATCTCCGCGGTCCCATACCCAATACCGGCCGAAAATTCTTTGAGCTTTGACCGCAGCTCCCCCGCGGGTATCGCTTCTTTCAGAAAACAAAATGCGTGAAGCCCTCCGCTCTTTGACCGGCAGCATACGAGCGGGAATTTCAATTCAGAAACTTTCTTCGCTATTGCCGGTAAATCTATATCATCATACACATCAACGTCTATCGCCCCGAACCAGCATTTTGAATCATCTTGTATCGGGACTATCCCGACACTGTTTTTTCCTTCGAGGTGGTCTTTCCACAAGGTATCAGTGACAGGGGCAATAAGCACCGTGGCTTTACCCACGAGCTTATTGCTCCCCTGTTCCTTACCTGATATGATATACCGGCCATGGGCCCTTTCAAGCCCTAAGAATAGCCGATGGAAACGGACGGCAAGAGCTTCCACGGTTTAGAAATGCTCTTCCGTCGCCGGGGCCTGCTTCTCGTCCGCCGGAGGAGCGGATACCTTGACCGCACCTTCTCGTACCTGCTGATAGAACTGCTTTGCAAATAGGTACAGATTCCCGTCTTCCAACATATTTGCCGGGCCGATTGCCCAGTTGTACCACTGGTTCTGGTCCTTGGTTTCCAGAATTGTCGAAAGGGTGTACGAATGGGAGAAACACGCCGGATTGACTTTCTTCCCGTCGATGTCAATCTGGAGGCTCATCATCTGCGAATTCCATCGCCGGGACTTCTTGAGCTGGGTCGATGCCATTGCCACGATTGCCCGCTCGTATTTGCCGTCATTCGAAATCACGACATAGTGATACGCCGTGGTCACTATCTGGTTTCCATTTTTGAGCATGTCCTGGTTTCGTTCGTTCTTGGTGCAATCCTTGAGAATGTTTTCGTCAAGGTGTTGCCGGACAAACCCCCCACCGGACTCCCGCGGGGTCCATTCGACATATGCCTTTTGGAATCCGCATGGCACGACAACGACACCGGTATTGGCTTTGAAAATCTGCTGGGAAACAGTCTGTATGATGTCCCCGGCTTCCGCCCCTTCGATACGGCCGGGGCCTTTACGGACAGCAGGAGAAAGGTCCTGAAGGATTACCAGGAACGGGATTGCCACATCCGCGGGCTTCACGCCCTCGAACCCTTTGCCCACGTCCTCGATAATGCTTGACCGGATATCTGCCAATGCCCCCGAGGCTTGCGCCTTTGCTGGGAGGTTCTTTTCTTCTGCTTTCTTCGCCATAACTCTTCCTTTCTTCTTTCGGGGTTATTTGACCTTTGCCTTATTGATTATCGAAACTTGGAATAAATCGAGCGGGAAATCGGCCCCTCCTTCTACCTGTTCCCGGATAAATGCCTGTAATGTCTGCGGATGTACCTTGTCTGCATCTGAGTGGTCCACCGTATTCTCCTTTAAAAATCCGGATACAAGGTCATGGGTTTTATCCTCGCCCTTCCGGAACTTCACGACAATTTCATGAGACACGAGGGCGGCATGACCATTCGACCGAAGCCAGGTGAAGCACGCTTCCTTGTTCTTTTCAGTAAGGTTTGAAGCGTAAATTTTTTTGACCTCGACTGTTTCCCCGGTTTCAAGGCGGATTGTAGATACCCCAGCCTCGGCCAATGCATCGGGAAGAAGTCGCAACTGCACTTCATCAAGCTGCTGTTTGAGCGAGGACAAAACGTTCTCCGCCTTTTCGATTTTCTCTTCGATGTCAATCTGCCGCTGGGCCAGGGTACTGATTTTCTTTATGTCCTGCACCCGGACAACCTGCGCCGATTTCTTCATGTCCTTTTTCATTTCTTCAAGCACGGCGATTCTCCTTTCTTAAAAATGAAAAATATTCATCGTCAACGGGATGTAGTTCATCTCCTGTTTATCCCATTTCAAAAGTTTCAATTCGCCATTGGTCTGTTTTGCCGCGATTGCACACGCAAGACCGATGGCTATCGGGTCCCCGATTAAAAGCAAATAATCATCTTTCGTATATTTCGACAATTGCCGATTGAGTTCGAATGACGCGGGGCCGATGGAAAATGTAACTTGGCCCGGAGGAAGAAGCACATGGATTTCCCCGTACTTCAATGCGGGGCTGATGTTCTTGTTCCCGACTTCCTGGGTGACATAAACTATAGGCATAGGGCCTCGATTACCTGGGTTAAATTGACCTTCATAGGGATGTCGATAGACTGCATGTGAAAGTATATCTGCATTTTAGTGGCTATCCTCGGTTGCCAGATTTCAATCTTCTTTCTCGTCCTTATGAATATAAATAAATTCCTCGCCCCATGCAGTAATCTTTTATAGAACCATACTTTTTGCGACGGCTCTAAAAGATTCTGAGGTAATTGCCGCCCTGGTAAATCGACCTTTAACTCTATCCAGATTTCAAACCCGGAGACACAGCCATTCACATCCGGCGTTCCGACGTCGACCAGATTTTCAATCCGCTGCCAATGCCCTTGGAGCTTTGGTCGAAGATAGTCCCAGAATAGTTTTTCAGTCATAGTAAATAGTTACTCAGGGTATTAATTATCCGATACATATTTTCATTCACCCTTTGTTGATATCGCTCAATATTGCCTTGATGATTGACACTGAATTCTATTTTCGGGTTTATTGTTTCTTCTGTGATATTTTTAATAGCCATTATCTCTTCAATATTGACTTCTGCTCCCCCCACGATGGCCCGGTTGTCACATCGACTTTCATCGGCACCAATAATTTCATGCAGTCCCGCATTGCCTCATGCGCGATTTTCATTGTCCGCTCGTCCGCATCCGCAAAATCGAGTTCGTCATGCACGGTGATATTCGGCACAAGCCCAGCGTCCCAGCACACAAGCATCGCCTTCTTCATCATATCGGCCGAGCTGCCTTGGTCAACGGAATTCCATGCTCGATATGTGAAATAACGAATTACATTAGGACCCCATTTTTTAATCGCATCCTCCTTTGATAAAGGCTGGATCCCTTTTCCACCTCTCGGAGGACCATATAGATTATATCTCCTTCTACGTCCGAGGATTGTCTTTACAAACCCCACTCGCTCAGCCTGTTTTGCAGCCCTATCTGTTAGCGGACGGATAAACGGCAGTCCTCGGTGATACTTTTCAATTATTTCTTTCGCGGTTGCCATATCCATACCGAGCTGCATTGCTAATTTGTCCTTACCCATTCCATAGGATAGGCCAAGATTAATAGACTTTGCAGGCCTCCTGCCTATGCCAGCCATATCTGCAACCATCTGATGAAAGTCCGTGTCCGGATTCTCATCATAATTCCTTTTTGCTTCCTCGGCCCCGGGGAGACCCAATAATACGGCATAGTGGATAAGGACCCTGAACTCCTGCTGACTGTAATCGAGTTTGCACCATGTCTTCCCCGGTTCAGAAACAAAAAGAGACCGTATCTTTGGGCCAAGATTTTCCTCTCGTGATGGGACTTGTTGCAAGTTCGGATTCGCAGAGGAAAACCTGCCGCTTCGAGTGCCGTAATCATCCCTGCGAGTGGCGAAAAATTGAGGGTATACTCTTCCGTTTACTGCTGAATCTATGATTTTTGACTGTATGAACACAGACCCGGCTCGGTCAAGCTGCCTGGCTTCGAGCACTTTCTTAAAAAAAGGATTGTCCTGGTCTTCAAGCCACTCATTACAAAAAGAGGGGTTATCTTTGTCCGTCATTAAAAAGTCTATACCAACGGAACGGCAGTAATCCCCGATTGAATTATTTGACCATATATCAATATCAGGCCTTGACAGCTTGCGTATTTCTGCTAATACAAGTTTATTCCTTGTATCAAGGTCTTTTCTCAATATGTCCGCTTTTTCAATGTCAACCGGAACCCCTTTGAACCGCATTGCCAGCATGAGGTCGAGTAGTTTTGTCTCTATCAAAAACAAATCCCACAACTCCTCATTGATGAGTTTTGCCCGCTGCTTCTCAAATATTCTCAAAGGCAGAACAGCATCTGTCTTTCCGTACTTTGATACTTCGAACCCCGGCAACATCCACAACTTATTTTTTATTTCTTCCGGACTTATACCATATTTTAGACCTGCACCAATCATCCCGCGCTCATCTTTACCCTCCCCGAGATATTCCTGTGCAAGCGCTTCGAGTTTATATGTCGACTTGTTTTCGTCCAATAGCGGTTCGGCAGTCTGCACATCATATTTCAACCCTCCGACTTCAACCCCGGATACCTTCAGCCATTCCAAATCGTATAGGATATTCGCACCCAGTTTCGGCTGGTTGCCTTTCAGCTCGTCCTTTGCCCATGCAATAACCTGCTCCGGGTTTTCCACGTTACCCGATTCATGCTTCAACGGGAAATATTCCGCGAATCCGTCCGGCGTCGCTACGGACAGCCCTATGAGATATCCCTCACCCCGTATGCCGCCGGGCCCGCGGTCGAGGAGACCCGGGTCATTCGTCTCCACGTCAATAGAAATTATCTGCGCGTCTTTGAGGGAGGGTAGATTCACCTATACCGCCTTTTCGTTTCTTCTTTCTCAATGTTCTCCAGTAATCTATATGCGGTAACCATTGTATGTAATGCCTCTTCGATTATCTCCTCACGATACCTGCCCTCATACACATATTGCACACATGCCCGGTTCAGCTCTCCGCACTCCTCCGACACTATGCCAGCAGCATGGATAATGTCATTCGGCCATTGCGGGAACTTTATCTTTGCTTTTTGTAAAGCGACAGTAAACATTTCTTCAATGAGTTCTTTGGTCATGGTTTTAGCCTCGCCAGATTGTGTTTTTCTCGCAGCTCGATCCCGTAGGTTTTTAACTTGTTAACCAAAGCTATTATCTTTTCAACGGTTGGCTCTGGCAGGTGGTTGTTCTTGCTGTCAGCTCCAAGATTAAGAAATTTAGGGTTTATCTTCGCAATCCATCCAGCGAGAATGTCAACGTCAAAATCCATGACAGGCTCAATCGTAACGAATTTGTCAAGGCGCTTTATGTTTTTTTCACTCATTGCCAACATTCGTTCATGAGGCTGCGGAGCAACCGATATTGATTTCGGTATATCGCGGTTAGTTTCTATCGTTGTCCCAAATATCAGCTTTGAATCAGGGAAGTTGAAATACTGAAAGCGGCCCGGATTCTTTGACTGAAACACGTATGTATTATCTGGCCATTTCTGGCAGTGAACCAGAACCATTTGAACCATTTCTGCCGGAACATTTGCTGCAAACAAATCATTCATGTGTTCCTTGAAAATCACGTTTCCAGATCCCAGCCGCGTTTTTGTTTCGGCCTCGATAAGCCTAACCTCTCCACAATACCGAGGAGCCCTGCCCCATCGCTTGTTATTGACATAACAATATGAGCACTTGTGCTCACATTCACCGCCAAGCTCTGCATGGGTATGAGTTACCCACGGATACATTTGACCTGTTGATTTATTTAATGGCATCTGTCCTCCCCTTGTTTACCCACCACCCCCGACGCCCCACGTTAGGCGCGTCCGCCCTCACCAGCGTACCACCGCACCCGCATGGAGCCGGAAAACTGTGCAGTTTGCGCGTAGTATGCCGGGCACACCTGTCACAACGGACTCCGGGGTAGATGGCGGATTTTGTCATACTATTTTTTGCTTTCTTGTAACGTAACAGTCTTCAACTGTTTCTCCGTAGTATAATCGCCTCTCTACATCTTTTTTTGCCATTTCTTCTGCCTCTCCTTGGCTTTTAGCTCGAACCATCACCGTCTTGATTATCGTAACATCAACATCATACTCGTAATCGGCTCCATCCGGGTCATCATTCTCGTAAATCGCAACTATTTCATTGGCCTTGGCCTCAAGTTCATGCAAAGCCTTGCACTGTTCGTCATCTCCAACGACCAGCGGTCTGGTTCTAAGCACTTCCGGAACTGGCAGGGCTGAAATCTTGGCCCTTGCCGTTGTATTTTCGACTCCAATAGGAACAAACATTCTCGACATTAAATTAGTCATTTTCACCAAGTCACAGTATAGGTTAAAAGACCAGCCGCAAGCCAATACGCGATCCTTCTCCAGTCACCGGTCGGTATATACCCACAAGCGGCAAGAACGTCAATAATAATCAACACGGTTGGCAATATCTTTTCTTTGGGAATCACGCCGGCACCTCAGCAACGTCAAATAATGTCGGTTGATGTATCTCGTGTTCTGCGTATTGCAAGTTTTTTACTGCAATATTATAATACGATTCTTTCAGTTCAATCCCTATCGCTTTTCTGCCAAAATTTAAAGCCTGATAAGCCTCGCTTCCAATTCCGAGAAACGGGGTAAGAAGCAACTCACCCGGATTGCTGTACAGCTTTATACACCTCTCGATTGTTCCAAGCTGCAATGGACAAATGTGTTTTTCATCATTCACATCCCGGCCCTCTGCATATCGAAGCGTATCGGATTCGTGTATCCCTGTCCAAATTCCACCAGCCCAATCAATCCATGTTTCATTATCCGCCTCTCCGTTTTCTACCGGACGAACAGGTACAGCACAATCGCCAGGCTTTTTGAAAAACAGCATCCTGTCAAGAATACACGGTCTTGATTGAGATGAATCTTTCCTGAATTGTGTAAACAAAAGCCCTTTTGACTTTGTTCTGATTGCCTGCGATTGCGGGTTTTTACCAACCACAGCATAGCCGTGATAAATCCATCCAGCACTTATATGCGCCTGAATAACTGCACCGGGAAAATCCTTCATTCCAATAAATCCATCCTTCATAGCCATAGCCGCAATATCAGACGTATGAACACACGATATGCGTCCAGCCTTTGTGACTCGCAACACTTCTCTAATAATAAAATTGTAATGCTTGAAAAACTCATCCCAATCTTTTGAATTACCCAAATCATAATCGCTTGCGGAATATGTATATAAATCTGCAAAAGGTGGAGAATATACAGACACGTCAATTGATTCTGATTCTATTTTCGGTAATTGCTGGCACGAATCACCGAGTATTGCAGTCCAGTTTTTACCCTTATTCACAACGCCAATATCCTGCACGATTATTTTTTCTTCCATATTTTTTAACTCCATTTCTTCATAATTTTTAATATGCTTAATCATCTCGGTTGACATTCTCATTGCCATTTCCTCTTTCCGCATTACGTTGTCATAGATTTCGCGCTCTGCAGTTGTAAGAATTATATGCACGTTCACCGGCTTCTTTTGGCCGTATCTCCATTCCCTGCGTATGCACTGGTAAAATGCCTCCCACGAATCGGATAACCCAAAAAACGCCATATTGTGAGCATTCTGAAAATTAAGCCCAAATCCGGCGATCTTTGGCTTTGTGATAATTATACGTGCTTTTCCATCTTGGAAATCCTCTATCGCCTGAGCTTTTACCTCAGCATCATCACTGCCGGATATTTCAACACAATCAGAAATTTCTTTTTTTAACAGGTCGGACTCTTGATTCAGCCCACACCATATAACCCACTGCTCACCGTTGTTCACAAGATCCTTCAAACAAGATAGTTTTCTATCAACAGTGTTTTTCCTAATATTTAACCTATCTCCAAGCCCCTTTAGACCACTGAAAAACAACCCACCGTCCGGCACAATATCAACACCAATCCAATGTGTTTCTTTTACCAGTTCTGGCAGCTTAAAATCATGGCTGTCATATCCAAGGTCTGATGGAGACTTAACAGCCATAGCCCATGAAGCAATCCACTTGTAAAAAGATTCTCGCGCATAATTTCTCAACCGCCACTCCTGCCCCTTGGTTGCGGATTCTTTTTGCTTTAAAACCGAATACCCGCCAGACTCTTTTTCTACAATGGTTTCTATCTGTTTGTTTGCATGAATAAAAAACGTAGCAAGCATTTCGTTGTTTTTCATCACACCAAGGAACTCCGCATGATTTCCTATTTCGGCATCATCATTCGGTGCCGGTGTGGCTGTACAGCAAAGGCGGTACGGCGTTTCTGAGAACATTTGAGTTATCAACCGTCTTGTAGCACCGTCGATAGATTTCAGAATTGATGATTCATCAAGCACGACAGAATTAAACAGCTTCGGGTCAAACCGTTCTATTATTTCATAGTTTGTAATATTTATTCCGTCAATCAAATCACTATTCGACCGCGTGTAGTGTACATCTGTTCCGGTTATTTTTTTAGCCAATCTAACCGTCTGACGAGCAACTGAAAGCGGGGCAACAATCAAAGACCGTCCACCTATCAGCCGTGCCCATTCTGTTTGGCAATGGGTCTTTCCAAGTCCGGTATCAAGGAACAAAGCACACCGGCCCTTTTTAACAGCCCACTTGGTAATATCCCGCTGAAAGTCAAACAACTTATCCGATATCCCGACAGCGTCGAATCCATATGACTTGTTTCTAATACGCTTGGAAAAAACAAAGTTCTGATACTCGTCCATCATATTCCCTTTCTTTGCCCATGCAGCCGGGCGTAATGACAGGTGCGGGTGGTGCAGTGGTAGGAGTTCAATTATTCCGCAACCATCGTTCCCGGTATGCGCCGGTACTGTTTTTTTCATCGTTGAACCAGAACAACAGTTCATTCTCCAACCAGGTGAAACAATCCAAAAGCGTCGGCTTGCCGTCAAGCGGAAACACCGGGCTTTTACGGTTGTCAACCACCTCGGCTATCACCCGTATCTTCCTGTGCTCAACGGCTTTCACCTCGTTCAACCGCTGTCTCTCACCAATAATCGAACTCCGAAAAAGTATCCTGTCGTGCTCGGTCTCTTTTGTGTGGTCACGAATTTGAATAGGCATGGTATATGTCCTTTAGTTCAAGTTCCTTTTCCCTGGAATCATTTTCAAAGCTTTCCACATCAACCCCGTCGACTCCGCCCAGAACACTATCCTAAATCCACAAGACAGTGTCCCCCGGCCTTTGTCCTGTATCGGACAGTCCGGCCGGACCTTGCACTTCCGACACTCATCCGGGATTTTTATGTCGACGACTTTTTTCATAGTTCATATACCTCGATACTTGATTCAAACGTGCAAACCATTATCCACCGGGAATTCACGAACAGGATTTCAAACCGCTGGAGGTTCGGCGACCACGGGTTAGACATTCTGATTCTCCTTGTTTTTCTGTTCTTCGTCGTAGGTCTTTCGCCATTCAGCGGCAGCGCGTTCTCCGATTTCTTCCTCCAGCTTCGTGGCATATTCGAATAAGCCAATAGTATCGAGCTCGGAAAGCAGGACGTAATCCTTCAGGTCCCGAGCCCGCTCGGCAATCCTGGCAAGGCAATCATGCAGGATGATAAACTCACGGGACATCTCGGTCTCATGTGCAGCTTTCAGAAGTACGGCCGGGGTGTTGATTTTTTGTTTCATGATGGTTTAGCTCCGATGGAATTAGCCGCCAATATGGTAACTATTTTAGGAATACAGCCCTTTCGTATTTTGTCATAATTTCTTCTTTCTCTTAAAATAAACCCCGGGGGAGGGGTCGGTTACGCTCTTATCTGGGCTGACCTCTATGGCCTACCAGCCTGCCCCGGGTCCCGCCGCGCCGGGGTTGCAGTCCCCCGTGAGCGGCAGCTACGCGGCAGGTTAGTCGTTTTCATCATCAAACGATTCCCATTTCCCGAGGACAGCGATCAGTCCATCGGTAACAGTTGTTGGATCATCGCATTCGATGTATCTCAGATCTGTAGCCGGTTTCATTCTGCCGTAACCTGAATTATAATGATATGGCTCCTGAACGGCATAAAATTTGCCGTTCAATTCATAAATCGAATGATCAATTTTTGTTTCAACCTCATCCAACTGCTCTTTATAGTCCTGAGAGGTTCCCTCGCCAAATGCGGAGACCATGGCCTCACAGGCAGCATTCTCGTCACTAATTATGTAGGTCTCCCCCCAGTTATACGGCGTAATCCTCAGACCCGTTGCGATTTCGTTTTTCAATTCTGAGCGTTTCATTTTTCATCTCCTCTGCCGAGGTTTGGGGCATCTGGCCTCATCAGTGCCGGAGATACCGGCAGACCGGGCAAGCGCCCGGTTTCGGCCTACGCGGCGGTTAAAATCTCTCGATTACCTCATCTATTGTCCAGGGGTTGTTACCATCTGATACCAGGTGGTCGGATGCCACCATCTCCCGGATTAACGCCATGCCCCTGGGGTTTGTAATTTTTGTCTTGCCAAAATCCAGCGTGCCGCTGTTACCCGTCCAGTGTACGTATGGGGCGGTAATGATAATTTTTGAGCCGTAATCACGGATGGTGTAATACGTGTCATAGATTCCGGTTGTGCAATTAATCGTTGTCGTTTTCATTTTTGTCTCTCCTCTGCCGAGGTTTCCCGGTTCGCCGGGCCGTCCGAAAGATTCTTCTTTCTAACAATCAATATACCTCAAAACAGGCCAAATGAATCAATTTATTATCAAAGATGTTCAATAAGTGTATTCTATCTGTGAATACAAAAGGTGTATATAAAACAATGACTTATATGCTATTGATTTCTTGCTGTATCGCCACTTCGGCAGAACCAGCTTTTTTCCGTGTCCAAGTCCGCCGGCAATCCTGCCAGAAAAACCAATTAAACCGGACGAAAGGGGCATACCGCTCCTGCGTCTTTCCGCACAGAGCAACGATACAAACCCTCCGGGCAACCACACCGTATGATGACACTTCATACCGCCACCGCCCGCTTCAACGCAAGGTCCGCGCAATCCAGGACCTTCTTCGTCGCCGGTTGCCCGCGTATCGCCGCGATAAACTGCTGATACGAACACCCGCTCCCAGCCAGGTAATACCGCCAGAACCCGGCGAGATTATCACACGACAGCTTCTTTATCTGCTGCACTTTGTCAAGCGACAGCGTTCTTGTCTTTGTCACCGGCCGTCCGCTCATCTCCGTCCTCCATTTCCTTTATTATATCGAGAGCTTCATTCAAGCCATCCATACGCCCATGCAAGGAAGCAATGTCCATTGCAGTATGCTCAGGCTTATTCGTCTTTGTAAAGTAGTAAGCCGCCCGAGTACGAAGGTGCGTTTTTAAGACATCAAACATAGTTTAATTCTATCTTTCTTATTTGTCAATATGGATTAAATTCACCCCGTCAAAAGGCGGTAATGATAATATACACTAAAAATATTATAAAATGCAATTAATTTTTATTGCAGAAATCCTGGAGTACCTACGTGAACTATTGAAGGTTTTACTTTAAGATAGGCAAAAAATTCCCTATTTTAGATCATTCGGTAATTTTTACCGATTTCGGTAAGAATCGGAGTATTGGCATTTTTCGTTAAGTAAGGATTGAGCACCATACAAGACTACTAAAATCAGTGGTTTATTGGCAATTGATTAAATCAATATAGGAACCAATTGTATTTAATCAATTGATTTTTCGTCTATATAAGAGCTCCCAAATTGAATATTGGTATCAAAAAATATTTTAAATGCAGTGTATATATGATTTTCCGCATATAAATTTTTTTTTAAATTCCTATAGGCAATGTTGAAATAGGTTGTCCAATAAGCCTATGATTTTAATAGACTTATCCTATATTGGCAAGGTAATACGTTGCCAATAGTGCCAATAGCCTCCAACGGTTGTCTATATATATCAATGGTTTATCTTATATTGGACTTGACAAATAATAAAATATCTTTTTTGTTAAAAAAATACTTAAGTCATTGATAGTTGTTTCAAGATATTGGGCCATTCGTAAGAAATTTATTTTAAAAAAAGATTTACAACAGGGTGTATATCATTATATTATTAAATTAAGCGAACACTTTCAAAATCAATTATGGCTTTATCCCCAGAAAGAGCACGAAAAATACTTACTCCATGGAAGCCGGGGCAGAGTGGAAATTTAAAAGGTCGCGGGCATGTAAAAAGTTTTAAAACATTAATCACCCCGTACTTAAATTCACCCGCACCAGAAGCCCTCCGGAAAAAGGTAGAGAAACTTTTAGGGATTACACTTCCAGAAACTGTCACGGGACTGGAATTAATGGGCCTCCGAAATCTTTCTGATTCTATCGACTCTGGAAGAACCGATTCACAGAATATTCTTCTTGAGCGCACCGAAGGAAAAGTCACGAACCCAGTAGCATTCACCGGTACACCTCCTCCGGTGTTTAATCTTTCCGGGGACACTGCAAAAGAGGTTGTAGAAAAACTGTCCGGGTATTCAAAGACGAATGAAAACAACTCGGATATTCAATGAGAACACCCTCGCATTTTTTGACAAAACAAAAAGGCGGGCGCTCAACGAGGGCGGGACATCCTCTACAAAAACTTTTTCTATTCTCCAGCTTCTTGTCTTCCTCGCCGAATACGCAAAAGAACAAACGCTCATCTCCGTTGTTTCTGAATCCATGCCGCATCTCAAACGCGGTTGCATCCGTGATTTCCTGGTTATTCTCGGGGACCGGTATCAGGACGAGCTTTGGAATAAATCCGAGGCCCTGTATGAATTCCCAAATAACCTGGGGAAGATTGAATTTTTCTCAGCGGACCAGGCGAGTAAGTTGCGCGGCGGTCGTCGGGACATTCTTTTTATCAATGAGTGCAATAATATTCCGTATGAAGCATACATGGAACTGGATATCCGAACACGTCTTTTCACGTTTCTTGATTGGAACCCTGTCGGGGAATTTTGGGCGCATGATAAAAATCTTATCCATGATGCGGGGACTCAGTATATCCATAGCACATATCTTGACGGAGTGGATGTTCTTCCGGCATCTGTCGTGGCGAATATCGAAGCTCAAAAAGATAAGGACCCGAATTGGTGGAATGTTTACGGTCTCGGCAAGCTGGGGAACGTCACGGGTATTGTCCATCCTTTTTTCATTCAGGAAGATGCTCTACCAGAGCATGAGCAGCAGAAAGAATTTTATGGCCTTGATTTCGGGTTTACGAATGATCCGACGTCGCTTATCCGGAACATTATCACCGGTGGGGATGAGCTTCATTCCGAGCAGCTCATATATGAGACAGGCCTTGACAATAACCAAATTGCAAAACGGATGGAGCAACTCGGGGTGGATAAATCGGCAGTTGTCTGGGGTGATTCGGCAGAACCTAAAAGTATTTCTGAAATCAGTAAGTACGGGTTTAATATCAACCCTGCCCCCAAGGGTAAAGACTCCATTACAAACGGCATACAGCTCGTGAACCAGCATCGGCAGTTCTGGACGAAGAACTCTGTTGATTGCATCAAGGAGCAGCGGAATTATCGGTATGAGGTCACGAAGGATGGAAAGTTGACCAACATACCAAGGGACCTCTTCAATCATTCGATGGATGCCCGGCGGTATGCAGTGATGGGGGAGAAACTTAAAGCAGGGATTCAAGTCTTTTAAGGGCCGAAGGGATTTTGATAATGCTTGTTGACCGTCATGGAAAAGATATCGTCGTAGAGAAAGCGGCTGTGATGCAGAACGCGGACCCGGCGCTATGGTTTTCCAGCGACTCAGGGGCGTCGGTCGCCATTGCGGATGTCGAGAAGCAACCGTATAAATTTTACTGGACGATTTACGCCTGTGCCCGCGTGATAGTTAAAAACATTTCCAGGCTTCCTCGATACCTTACCACTCTCCGCGGTGAATCTAAAAAGATTACTGAGCATGAAGTCCTGAAACTTTTGGCCAAACCGAACCCGGCGCTTACTCGTACATCTTTTTATGAGCAGATAGGGCTGAGCCTGTTGCTCCCCGCAGCGCAGTCCTATGGCAAGAACATGAAGGGCGGAGAGTGCTTTATCGTTGGTGAAATGGCTAACGGTAACAAAGCGGATTTCGCTCGGGGCGATATCCCGCTCATGCTTTTCTGTTTCAACTCGTCCATGATGTCCCCCGCGTTTTCAGAACAGAAGAAGTGGATAGGGTGGAATTATTCTGTACCGAATACATCCTCGAAAGCAGAGTTTTACCGGACGACGGAAGTCATTCGGGTTTTCAATCTCAATCCCTATAATATTCTCGAAGGTCTGTCCCCGATTTCATCTGTGCAGTTGTCCATGGTCCGTGATATCAAGGCGGATTTATGGAATAGCAGGATGTATGACAACGATGCGATTCCCCAGGGTGTTTTGAAATCAGACCAGCAACTTAATGAGACAGACGCGCGGGAGATTTCAACACGGTGGTATGAGAGGTATGGTGGGCCCGGGAATACTCGCCGTGTTGCCGTGCTTGGCAAGGGTGTGGAGTTTCAGAATATCTCTGTCGCGGCGAAGGACATGGAATTCTCGGAGCAAAAAGATAAAGCCATGCGCGAAATCATCAGCGTCATGGGCTTGAATAAAATTGCTCTCGGGGACTATGAACAGATAAACCGGGCGACGATTGAAATTGGTCGGTTGATGCTTTGGGAAGATACATACCTCCCGATTGACGAACAGATAATGGAGGCTTTTAATTCCCAGTGGATAAACAATATCGACCCGCGGCAGGTACTCGAACTCAAAGCCGATACTTCAGGGATATCCATCCTAAAAAAGCAGTATGATAAACAGGTTGCAGCATCGAAGACCATGTATGATATGGGTGTTCCCGCGGCGACGGCGTTCCGGGTGAATGAGGTACCGATAACTGAGGAAGATATCGCGAATGCTCCTTGGTTACTCGAAAAGCCTGTCCAATCTTTCGCCCCTGTCCTCCCCCCGGAAGAAGAAAAACCGGAGCCGGAAAAAGCAGTGAAGTCTGGATTCGTTTATCGGTTGGACAAGGATGAGCGGGACAAGTTTTCGATGTCATATATCGAAAAGGTTCTTGACCCGGGTGAAAAGACCATGGTGTCCCGGCTCATCAAGTTCTTTATCCGTGAACGGAATGAGATGCAGGACAATGTCGACGAGTGGTTGAAGCGGAACGCCAAATCATTGACGAAGGCCCTGGTGAACCCGGCCGTATTTCTTCTTGACATAAGCGAAGAGGCTGAGGACATGATAAAAACGGTGTATCGCCCGCAGGTTATTGAGCAGCTCAAGCGGGAAAAGGTGGAGTTAATCGAGGAACTGGGGGACGTGGTTGAATGGAATGTCACGGACCCGCTCATCAATTCGTATGTGAATGCCCGCCGGGCGGGGATGAAACGGGTAATCATGAATGAGATGAAGACCGTTTCAGACCAGATAAGTGATGCCGTTGAAGCTGGAACTGCGAATAATGCTACGATTGCAGAGATGGCTTCGAGCATAAAGCAGGCAATCGCGGACGTCGGGGAACAATATAAGAATCAGAGTGTCACAATTGCCCGGACAGAGACAGGAATCATTTCATCGAAGCAGCGATTTGAGACATTCAAGGAAATCGGGGCGGAGTATAAGCAGTGGATAAATGCCCATGATGAAAAGGTTCGGGATTCACATCGTGACGGGACCGGGGACGGGGGAAAGATTCTCGGGATAAATGATATCTTCCCGAATACCGGATTGATGTACCCGCTCGAAGCAGGCGGGGCAGCGGGAGAGGTGATTAATTGTGTTCTTCCGGGGACAATAGTTTCAGGTTCATTTGTGGCCGCTCTAAAATCCTTTTATTCTGGTAAGGCCATCGAATTGACCACGAGGAACGGTAACCGGGTTTGCGTGACGGTCAATCACCCCATAACCACAAGCAGAGGGTTTATTCCTGCTTACAGCATCAAGAAAGGCGATGACATTGTTTGCCATCGCGGAGATGTTGGCACCTTCTCTTCGAGTTGGTACGCTGATAAACAGAACGGAGAATCCCGCGTTGAGGATGTCTTCAACACGATTTCGGCGAATGGAACCTCGTGGATTAAAACACCATCCCGCTTCGACTTCGATGGCGATGGAGAATTTCTGCGACAGCAAATCGATCTTGTGGTAGGGCTTCGTTCCTTGGGAGGCAGGGGTGCTACTCTTGATTCTTCCTTGATGGGTGAAATAGAAGCCCCGTTTGTTGAGTTCGGAAATAAGTTCAAGTTCATATCTCCCGATAGGTCCAGTATCATGGGTGCCTTGAGGCCCGGTTTCTTTGGACCCTCTTCGAGCGGACCAAGCCGCAGAGAGTTTTCTGATAATGGCATCGGGGTCCTTTCTGATGTTCTGCCATTTAAGGAATTCCGCTTCGGAGCTGCCGCGGATATGAATATTTCTCGTTATAAGTATTCGACGGATGACGCTTCGGCTTACGAGTCTTTTCTTAGCGACCTGATTTTCACTCATCCCGGAGAGGTATTCATTGATGACGTTATCGATGTCAGGACCTTTGATTATTCTGGACATGTTTACGACCTCCAATCGAAAGTAGGATATTTCAACAGCAATAATATACTTTCTCGCAATTGTCGATGCACTCTTATTCTCGTATCAAAGTAAGTTTACAAAGGAGAACCGATGCAGAATAAAAAAGAAGAGCCCGTAAAGAAACAGGATGTGCGTAAACCGGAGCCCGAGGTAAAGAACCGGGCAATCCTTCCGAAGAAAAATAAACGGCCGATTTGCATATACATAGAGCTTGGGGACTTTGAATAATGGACCTTGCATTCAATGACAATATCGGAGCGACAGGAATCACTGATGGTGTTCAGTATGCTCGATTGGATATGATTTCCGGGTCTCTTGAAGTAATCGACTATGAGCATCATGAGATTCACGGGGGGTCTTCATTTTCTGTATCACACTACGGCACAAGCAAGGGGGACGGGGATACGATAAACATTTATTTAAAGACCCCCAATACCACGAAACTTTGCCACGTTCTTTTTAGTTGGTCGTCGAGTGGTGCGGCATTTGGCAGGATATATGAAGCCCCGGTGATAACTGCGAACACAGGAACAAACGGGGTAGCGATATTTAACAGGTATCGTGATTCTGCGAATGCTTCCGTTGTTGTAGATAACGCGACTTCTCCCGCTGCAAACAAGGTAGGTATAGATGTTACGAAGACCGGGGACGGTACGATTCTTTTAGTAGAGTATGCCGGAGTGGCAAAATCGCAGGGGGCTTCACATAGGGGGGATTCGGAATTTATCCTAAAAGCAAATACAGCATATTTGTTTGAAGTTGAAAGTGATGCTGCGGGATTGACACTGAATTCGACGATAGCCTGGTATGAGCATACGAACAAGGAACAGATTTCTTTCATCCAATAGGAGAGCCGTATGGGATTCAGCAGAATTAATTTCAAGGAGCTCTGTGCCCTTTTGTCAATTGCTGCGGCATTACTTACCGCAGCATATTTCCTCCACGGGTGCGCAAAAGAGACGACAATCATCCAGCAGTATCAACCGTCCGGGTACACGGTATCCATTTCCTGTGCCGGAGATTGGTCCGGGACTGTGAATGATTCCACATACTTCATCTATGGGAACAAGGAAATTAGTGTCACCGGGAATTACGTCCTTGCGAGAATATCCCGGGACGGCGGCGGGTTTATCTATGTCGCCTTATTCAAAGGCTGGGAGATGATTGCCGATGAGTCACGGCAGTCCGGCACGATTGTCATCGGGGATTCTTTGAAGTGACTTATGCCTGTAATCTGCTTAAATTGTTTTGCAGAGCGGGATGAATCGGAATTAAATCGACTGGGGATATGTGTCTATTGTCTTGAAGAAAAAGAAGAGCCGGAAAAAGAAGGGCTCGACCTCGGATATAAAACGGATGACGATTTCAAGGAGATTTAAGATGAATGAAAAAGACCGGTCAAAAGGAAAACAGGTAGGTCGTGTATTCTCCGGGTTCGCGCCATCGTCATTGGAGATGAAGCCCGACGAGTGCAAGAAACTCTGTGAAAAGCTGGGCAAAGAATATCTTCCGGGATATGAGGACCGGGTTCTTTCGTACATCACGACAACGGAAACCCCGGACCGGGCGGGGGACATTGTGCGGGCGGCAGGGGCGAATCTCGAAGCATACATGAAAAATCCTCAGGTGATGTATGCCCATCAGCATGACCAGTATCCTGTCGGATGTGCATTGAAAATATGGATTGACAAAGCACAAAAGAATATCCCCGCATGGGCGATGTTCCTTGACAATCGGGTCGATTCCAGCGGGCGGTCGGACCTGGTTTACAAGTTCGCAAAATCCCGGATGATGCCATGTTGCTCAATCGGATTTATGCCTACGAAAACGAATCGGCCATCCAGTGCGGAAGAGCGGACCAAACTCGGACTTGGTGACTGGGGCATGGAATATCTTGAATGGGACTACCTTGAATTTTCCCCGTGTTCAATACCGATGAATCCCGATGCGATGCAGAACGCTTTGAAGTCCGCGAATTTCAAAGCTGTGTCTTTTGCTCAGGAAGATTTCGACCTCATGGTGAAGATTGCTTTCATGGACCAGAATCTCGTGGACATTCTGGCCAACAGCTTAAAGCCTTTGAAGACGGTAAGCATACCAAATACCCAGGAAGAGGTACCTGTTGCAACCACCGAAGTGGAGGACACTGAAATGAAACAGCTTAACGAAACCATGCTCGAACTCGTGAAGACAATCAATGACCTCGTAACGGCGACGAATGCCATGTCCAAGCGTGTGGACGATACTCTTGCGTCACTGAAATCCTCCCCCGGCACCCCCGGCGGCGCGGATGAAGGAAAAGCGCTGGAGGATATGTACTTCCGTATTGGACTGTGACAGATAAATAAGAAGAGCCCAACGAAATCTGAAAGGATTTTAAAATGGAACTGAATCTCGAACAACTGGAAGGCAAGCTCAAGGAATACAAGGGCTCCATCCAGACGGAAATTGACAATGTGAAGAAATCTGTGGACGGATTCGACGGCAAGGCAAAAGCCGCAGTCGAACCGCTCCAGAAAGACCTGTCGGACGTCCAGAAAACGCTGAACTCCATCCAGGAGCAGCTCAAAGTCGTGCAGGCCCAGCACGTCCCCGGCCTCAAGGACGAAGCAGCGAAAAAAGGTTTTGACCTCGGCGCTTTCGTTGGCGGAATCATGCGGGCCCGGCTCGGAATTTCCGACCCGTGGAAGTTCGCTGGACATGAAAAAGAGATGTGCGAACAGTCCATGAAGGTCCGTGACGCCAGCAACTACGCCAGCGATGGAACTGCCGGCGGATACTTGGTCCCCGATGAGGCCCTTGCCCCCGTCGTGGACACCACCCTTGCCGAAATGCCCATCATGGGTCTTGGCCCGACAGTCATTCGCGGTCTGGTCGGCCCCCTGCCGATTCCGCGGAAGACCGCCCGTTCGACCGGGTACATGGTCGGAGAGAATACCGCTCCCGCCCGCTCTGGTGCGACGTATGGGCTCACCACCCTTTCCCCGCACAAAATCGGAGCACAGACCGTGCAGAGCAATCGCCTGGCTTACCAGAGCCGCGGCGTGAGCGACCAGATAATCCGTCAGGATATCACGGATGCAATCGCCCTTAAGCTGGAATCCCAGCTTATCGACGGCGATGGCACCGGGTACAATCTGAAGGGTCTCGTGGCCCATACCGGTTTCACGTCAAGCGGCGTGACGGTTTCCGGGGCACGTTTCCGCGTGAAGGATGCAAGCTCGATGATTGCCGCAATCGAAGCGGCGGACGAGCTTCGCGCCGGCGGGCGGTACGGTTTCCTCATGCGCCCGCGCGTGAAGTGGGGCCTGAAGAAAGAGCGTGCGGAAATGTATTCCGGCCAGTCCGCAGACAACGGCGTTCCGATTATCGTCAATGCGCCCATCATGACTGATGACCAGCTTGCGGCCGCTCTCGGGTACAAGGTCGCGTCGACCTCTCTCATCGATTTCACATCGGCGACGCTGTCTCCGGTGTACTTCGGCAACTGGGCACAGCTCTACGTCGGTATCTGGAGGGACTTCTGGATAAAGGCGTCGGATGTGGCAGTGGACTCAAGCGGAAACAGCATGATGACCCAGGACAGCACGCTCATCGTCGCTTTCCAAGAAGTCGATTGCGCGGTTATCCGTGAAACGGCGTTCACCAAGGTCACCGGCGCGGACAGCACGGAAGCCAACTGGTCGTAAACTGAATTGAAACCAAAACGAGAGCCCTGAAAGGTCCGATTATATGAGATACGGTAAACTTGTTGAAGACGTCAAAACCGTCGTCATGCACCCGGGAATCGGGCAGGTGACAGCGGCTACCGCCACGTATGGCGGCGCGGGCGTCGATACCCAGGGATTCAGGGACGCCAAAATCGTGCTTAATGTTGGTACGTGCTTGGGCCCGACGACTCTCGGGGTCGAAATCTGCGAGAACAGTGCGAACTCTCCGGTCGGGTCCATCCCGATTACCGGCGCGGCGTTTCTGGTATCGGCAACGAATGACCAGAATGTCCTCGTCGGGAATGTCCAGGGTACGAAGCGGTACCTGTTTGCCAGAGCGGTAGCGAGTGCCCCGGGTTCACCGACCATCACCGGTCTGGGAATCACGGCGGAACTCGGCGACGCGGTCTCGGCTCCTGTGAGCCAGTCGCAGACTGTCGCATTCGACGTCGGGGTTCAGTGATTTTGTTTCTGGGGGAGGGGCCTTCGGGCTCTTCCCCTATGTAAAGAGGAAAAGTAACCATGTTTCTATCAAGCTATAATCGTTTAATCAGGTATCTGTCTCGCGGGGACAATGCGATGACGGACAATGAAAAGAATCGTCGGGATATCCTGGTGTGGTTGCCCGCGGTCTCAGCACAGATTGAGCGGTATCTCAATCGTTCCCTGACAATCGAAAGCAGGACGGAATATTTCGATGTGAACTTCAATACGAAAGAATTTTTCCCTGCGGCCATACCCATTATATCCGTGACAAGTCTGTACATGGATTCATCGGGTAAGTTCGACGGGAGTTCTGAGTCTGAAATCGAGTCGGATGACTATGTGATAGGGGTTGAAGACAGGTCAATAATTTATCCCTTTGGTTTTGGATGGACGGCACGAAGGTCTGTCCGTTTGATATACACCGCGGGGCTTGCATACGACGGGGTAAAGAGCACGTATGCGATAACCATTTCCTCTGGTTCGTTTGCAACCGGGACCTATTGCATAGGTGAATCAAGCGGGGCGGTCGGCCTGATAACCACTGGTGGAGCAACTTCGATAATCGTCGAAGTGCTCTATGGAAAGTTTTTAGCGGGGGAAACGCTTCACTCGCATACGACGGAAGCCGCGACAGAATCGGAATCAGGTGTCGCGGTACTGGATACAAAAACGAGGGAAGCCCTTTGTGAATCCTACCCGGAAATCACTACTGCCTGTGAAATACAGACCCGGTATATGTGGCATAATAAAATGGGCTTCGAGAACATCGGCACACAGCAGAACGGCGAAAGCACCCGCCGCGGGGTGTCCTCTGATTTTGAGTTCCTGCAGCCGGAAGCCATTGCCATGCTTCAGATGCTCAGTCGAAAAGTCGTATGATAACCTTCACAGTAAAGACAGATTTCTTGAAAAAGGCATTGGAGACAAAGGGCCTCCATATCCTGAAGGCTATGAAGCGCGGGATGCAACTCGGGATGTATAAATTTGAGGCCGAGATTGAACGGACGCAGCTTGTTGGACGGCCTGGTTTAAAACGAGGTTCTGGCAACCTTGCAAAAAGTTTCATAGTAGAAACACAAGAATATGGGAAATTTGATTTTTTGGTTAGGCTTGCATCGAGATCAAAGTATGCTGCAATACATCAATTTGGAGGGCGGATAGTTCCTCGAAATGCACGGGCGTTGACAATTCCTGTACACCATGATGCGAAGAACCATTTCGCTCGGGACTTCGGGGACAACCTAATCTTTCTTCCACCGAGAAACGGGAAGCCTCCAATGCTTGCCCGTCATAAGTTCGGCGGGGGTAAAAAATTACGCTCTGTTGGTCTGGAAATAATGTATGTACTTTTGAAATCTGTATATATCCCGAAGCGATTACGAATACTCGAAGCGTATAAACGAGTTGGGCCAGCGATGATAGGAGACGAGATATTTAAACAAATGCGAATAGCTTTACAAAAATAAAAGGAGAGCCGATGAAGAGAGTCATTTCTTTTTCCCTCTGGGGTGATAATCCCGGATACTGCATTGGCGCGGTGGAAAACGCCAAGCGGGCCCCGAATTTTTATCCGGGATGGGTCTGCCGGTTTTACTGTGATACGAAAGTCCCTGAAGAATATGTCAAACAGCTTCTTGATTTGGGGTGCGAGGTCTATAAACGGCCGGAATCAATCGACAATCTCGGGTTGTATTGGAGATTCGAGCCGATGTTTGATGACCCTGATATCGAGCGGTTTATCGTCCGGGACACTGATTCACGGTTGAACGGCCGTGAGTCCGAGGCCGTGTATGAGTGGATTGAAAGCGATTTACCGTTTCACCTCATCCGGGATAATCCTGGGCATAATATTGAGATTTGCGGCGGGCTTTGGGGGAGCAAGGCGCGGGTCATTCCAGAATTTCCTATTCTGATGAAGGCTTGGCTTGAGACACTTGTCCCGGACCAGAAGAACCCGCGCGGAATTTACCACGGCACGGACCAGCTTTTCCTTTGCAAATATATATGGCCGTTTATAAAGAACTGCCACATGGCCCATGACGAATATTTTCAGTATACCGGGAGAGAGCGACCGTTCAAAACGAAACTCCGGAGAGATGGTTATGTCGGTATGGTTTACACGACGATGGATGCCGACCGGGTGGAGGTGGTACAATGAACATCATTCTCATGGCCCCGACATATAAACGCTGGAAGACTTCTCTTCCCGTTTTTATTACCTCAGCTTTACAAACAGCGAAAGACCCTGATTCGATAAAGTTCTGTTTCTGTGTCAATGCGAAAGACCAAGGCACGCAGCAATTTCTTTTGAGTTATCAATGGCCTGCGAATGTAGAGCATGAAACGCTTATCGAAAACCTCGTTCAACCGAATTTGTCAATGTATTTCAACATGATGGCAGAGCGTTCCCGGTTTGTCGATGAGGGTTGTATATTGACCATGCTCGGGGACGATATGGAATTTGTCACCCCAGGATGGGATATTGCAATCAAAAGAGAAATCGAAACGCATAAGGGTATCGGGGTTTTCTGGTGCGATGATGATTACATCGCGCACGAGCAACTCCCAGTGAATCTTTTCGTCACATGGAAATTCTGGAAGGCAACGAGGAAGCCGTTCATGTGTCCATTGTTCGCTGCGGATATGATAGATGTCGTGTGGTATCTCGTGGGCAAGCTCACGCATACGCTTCACTATCTTGAAGACACGGTTATCAGACACAATCACAGCACCCGTGTTCCTGCGGCGATGTATGATGAGACCTTTCAGAGACTTCGGCCGCTCCAGCGTTCGGCAAGCAATAAGCAGAACGGTAAAATCGCTTCGATATATGCTTCGATAGTTGCTGGAAATCTTATCGAAGAGGGTATGGGTTCATGGACATAAAATTATCCATACTTATTTGCACATTGCCGACAGTGTATCGGATGAATTGCCTCCAGTCATTGCGGGATTATCTCCAATCCCAGGCAATTCAGGAAGGGTCGGTTGAAGTATTGACGGATGATACTCCGGGGATTCCTATCGGCAAGAAAAGAAATGACCTTGTTCATGCTGCAACCGGGGAGTATGTCTGCTTCGTCGATGATGACGACCGGGTATCGAAGAACTATATCCGGAATATTCTTTCAGCGGTTAAAAGTTCCCCGGATGTAGTCGGGTTGAACGGGGTGATATTTTTCAGCAGCAATTATCCGAGGAAATTCATCCATTCGATACAGTGCAGCGGATGGGTTGACGCTCCCCCGGTATACTATCGGACGCCGAATCATTTGAACCCTATCCGTCGGGAATTGGTCCTTGATTGCCCGTTCAATTCGCTTTCAAGTCATGGCGAAGACAGGGAATTCTCAGATGATATTCGTTCGCTCTTGAAAAAAGAGGTGTATGTCGATTCGCCGCTGTATTATTACATGAGTTCATTGGCCCTATGCGTAAATCGATACTTGAAATAATTGCCATTATCGCTGCGTTCGTGGTAGCTGCGGTAATTGGTTTGTATTTTGCAACCCTTTACGTCAAATGAAGGAGAGCCGAGATGAAATTCTTTAATATCGACCAGCATATCAGCGTGATTGCTGATATGAAAGGTATCTTCGAGAAGCTGGGCCATTCTATTCACGATATCTGTCTGTCAGGCCATGCGCCCATTATGGGAAGAAAAAGGGATTCTATTCCTATGCTTGACGGAGACAAATGGTGTGGCATGGTCCAGAGAAAAATATGGGATGAGTTTTATGATACATACGCGGCGGAGTTAGAGCAATTCGATGGATTTATTACCTGTTACCCCCCGCTTTTTGCGTATCTGTATAAACGGTTCAAGAAACCAATCATCATAAATATTCCTATCCGGTATGAGTATCCGTGTCAATCTTCTGCGGATGACTGGAATGCTTTTAATGACTTTCTAATCGAGGGTATTGACGAGGGTAGATATTATCTCGTGGCGAACAATGTCTATGACCAGAAATATACAGAGCTTTTCCTCAATCGAAAAGTCGAGTATATCCCATCCCTCTGCGAGTACACAAAGGCCATCTATAAACCGACACGCGATGAAGTTCTGTATTACTTTCCGTGCTCGATTGATGAACTCGACCCGGTGTTATTCCGGCGCAAGCACGAGTCGCTTCCTTTCGGGCATACCTGGCAGGACGTGGCGAATTTCAAGGCCGTTGTCCATTTTCCCTATAACGTGTCAACGATGTCCACGTTCGAGCACTACATGGCGGGCATTCCGATACTCTGCCCTCATCGGGAATTTGCCCTCGAATTATATCGGAAAAAGTATCGGATAATGGAACAGAATTCATGGGTATCGACTTTCGGCCGACCGGCGGGATCCGTGATTAAACGGGATTGGCCGCTTGGATTTGACCCGAATGACTATACGAATGAGCAGTCCATGAATTACTGGATGCATTACGCCGATTATTGGAACAATGACGCCATGCCGGATATCATTCATTTTGATTCCTTTCAACGTCTGCACCAGCTCGCCCGTTCACTTCAGTGGAATGTCATCCACAACATGATGATGAAGACGAATGAGAAGCGGAAGACCGTCGTATATACGCGATGGGGTGTGCTTTTGGAAAGGATTAAAAATGACCATCACCTGTGATTTTGAATCCGGGAGTGAAATATACCGGGACGGATGGAAGGCCATCGAATTCGCAAAGTCAATTCCTGAAACGGTGCACCCTGAAAAAACGGATATCCATTTTTATTGGCGGGAGCCGCTTCCTTTCGGCAGGAAACAAGCGGCGTGCATAAAGTCGGCAATTGTTTCTCAAAATCTTGACAATGTTCGTATTCACTTGTGGTCAAACTCAGACCTTTCAAGGAATGAATGGGTACAGCCGATTGAGCGACATATTTATTTGCACCACTATGATGCAAAGGTAGAGGCCCGGGGGACGCCGCTTGAAGGATGGGCGGGGCTTGATAAAGATGATGAGTTATGCTGGCTTGGCGGGGACCTATTCAGGCTTCTTATCCTTTACAGATACGGTGGGGTTTATGTTGATTGTGATGTCCTTCTTCTCCGGGACCTTGCGCCGTTACTCGGACAGGAATTCCTGTATCAATGGGGTACGGAACTCGATAAGATGAACGGCGCGGTCATGAGACTTTTCGCAAAGTCGAAGACTGCCGAGAATCTTTTGACTATGATTCCGCGTATGCCCGCGGGCGTGAAGAGCACTGACTGGGGTTCGACGTTATACGGAGAAGTCAGAAAGTTCGACAAATCTTTCACAGTGTTTCCTTGTGCTTTCTTCAATACCGAATGGCAGCTATACATCAACATGGGCGAATCTGCACATCCTTTTAAAAAAGGAAATGACTCGCACTGGGATTTCGAAGGTGTATTTGCATGGCACTGGCATAATAAATGGGATGTACCGATTGAAGAGGGGTCGAAGTTCCACCGTCTTGAAGCAAGGATAAATGAGAAATATGCCCATGGTTTTGATGTTATGGTCGACAAAGAGCATCGGCACCTCGGCGGGAACTATGGCGGCGGGGACCCGGGGACATTTTATCCAGAGTTATGGCGTCATATCATTGATACATACTCGATAAAGAGTGTTCTTGATGTCGGGTGCGGGGAAGGTCGTGCGGTGGCTTTTTTCCTCTGTCTTGGTATTCCTGCCGTGGGGATAGACGGAATGCAGGGGAATATCGATAAGTGCCCGAATACCTGCCGGAAACACGATATCACGACAGGGTCTTACCGGGATATCGGGGATTATGACCTGGTTTGGTGTTGTGAAGTCGTGGAACATATCGAAGAAAGGTTCGTCGATAACTTGATAAAGAGCCTTTCGAACGGGCGGTATGTGTGTATGACCTTCGCTCCCCCTGGTATGCGCGGGTATCACCATGTGAATTGTCAACCGGCAGAGTATTGGATTTCAAAGATGGACGCTGCCGGATATCAATACCTTGACCGTGAAACAAAGACCATGGCTGAATTCGGGAATGCCCGGTTTAAAGAGAATGGTCTGTTTTTTGTGCGGAGGGAAAATGTATAACTTTGATTTTTCCTCTGAAGTTTTTCATGGAGATATGTTCGGGGACATCGCTGATGTGGCGATACGGGCAGAGCCGACAATGGACCAGGCGCAGAAGATACTTTCCGGCCCGGGGGTGATTTTCTGTAAAACGGATTACCTTGATTATCTTTGGAATATCCTTGAGCAACAGAATGAAAATCAGTATGTGCTTATTACCCACAACTCTGATTTTCATATCGACGCTGAAAGATATTCTCGTCGTATTCATATCAAAAAATGGTTTGCTTTGAACGTGGACCACATCGATGAGGACCTTATCCCTATCCCCAGTGGCATGGAGAGACCCCTTGGCGGGGGTTACTCCAGTGATAAAACGGTTCTTGCGAAACGATTGCAGGAACCCAGAGTGCGGCAGAACCTCGCATACATGAATCACAATGCGAACAATAATCACGGGGCCCGGGATTTTATCACGGAAAACCTTAAAAATCAGCACTGGGTAACGTGGCGGCCGCACGGGCAATCTTTTTATGACTTCATCAAGAATTGTTATGAGCATGATTTTGTAATCTCCCCCGAGGGAAACGGAATTGATTGTCATCGGACGTGGGAAGCCCTTTGGATGGGCGCGATTCCGGTAGTCAAAGAAAGCTATTTGACAAGCTCCTTCAGCTCTTTGCCGATGCTCATTGTCGAAGACTGGTCGATAGTTACCGAAGAACTTTTGACTATCGTAAAAGAAGATTATGACAAAAAAGAATTTAACTATGAGAAATTGACCTTTTCATACTGGAAAAACCGTATACTATCTGAGAAGGAACATCTGTGTATAAAGAGCGAATAGATTTTGAGTTCGTAAAGCAGCTTTACTCTGTCGGGGAGAGCGGGGAAGGTTCGCTTTTTCTTAATGCTGCGGAGCCAATGAACCTCCAGCTCGATTTCATGGAGTCCGTCCTTCTCGAATATAAGCCGAAAACTATCCTTGAAATCGGTACGCATAAGGCTGGATTCGATTATTTCTGCTGCCTCTGTCTCCCGGAAGTAAAAATCACGACGATTGATATCGCTTCATGGAGCAAAGACGCGGTGAAAATGGTCAATGATAGATTCGAGGATAGGGTAGAGCATATCTGCGGTGGGTCCCATGAGACGATGGAAGCCGAAGCGTTCAAAAATCGTCGGTATGAAATGGCATATGTTGACGGATATCATGAATACAGCCACTCACTCCGGGATATTATGAACTGTATTAATATCACTAAGGTCCCCTTATTGCTGATAGATGACGCAGGAAGCTATGTCATGGACAGGGTATTTGCTTTATTAAAGACGACAAATCCAGAATATACGTTTATAAAACGCACCCCGGATGGCGATGAGAGAAAATTGACGCTGATTGGAAAGCTATGAGACAAGTACCAAATAGCGAAAAATTCAGTGACGGCGGGCGCGGTATTGAGGTACCTATTCTTCAGGAATTTCTAAAAGAGGTTTCAGGAAAGCGGATAGCTGACTTTGGGTGCGGGGGGAAGGGTGAAGGTAAGCCGAAAACATTTGCCCAGTATCCGGTGGACGTTCTGAAAAACAATGAAATCCATGTGTATGATTGCCAGGACATTGAGGGTGTTCCGGGGTTCTTTTGCCATAAGCACGATTTGACTGATGCGATCGACCTCCCCGATTACTTTGATATGGCAACTTGCATTTCAGTCATCGAGCATACTCATCATGACGTATACCGGAATAAAGTCGTGACGAATGCGGATGCGCTTTGCATAAATACAATGCTTTCCTCTTTGGTAACCGGCGGGGAATTGCTTGTCACCGTGCCTTCGAGCAGTTATTCATACAACCCGGCAGAATGGATACACAGCTATTCGCAGCCGGAACTTTATGCATTCAAGCCGGATAAAATTCGCTGGTTCATGTTCCATAAAATATGGTTTGAGCTTGAACCCGGGGACAGTCTTATCGATAAGCATGTCGGTGATATTATACAGGTGGCAGCACTATACTTTAAAAGGAGAGCCGTATGAGTTTTATGCAACCGGATTTCGAGAGAGACAGATATGAGGGGCAGATGAACCCGGAGGAGAGGCGTCTTTTATATGAGACCGTTATCGCTCAAAAGCCGGAAGTCGTGATGGAGGTCGGGACATGCCGGGGCGGAGGTACGACGTATTTTATTTCCTGCGCCTTGAACAATCTCGGGCAGGGCGTTCTCTACACGGTTGAAAATAACCCCGATTTTTTCAACTGGGCGCTTTCTCTGTATTCGAAAGAGGGTCCTTTGCATGACCTTGGCCCGTATGTGAAATTCAACTTCGGGAACAGTCTCGAAGTATATCCGCCGATTATTCACGAACTCGGCAAGGTAGATATCGCGATGCTTGACAGCGGGGAGGATTCAATGCAGACGCTATGGGACTTTGCGCTCATGCGGCCGTTTATTCCTGTCGGCGGGTGCCTGATTCTCCATGACTGGGACAACGGGAAGACGGATTACATTCGGCCTATCGTGAACAATGATGCGGACTGGCTTGTTGAAAAAGTAGTTCTCGGGCTTGCCGTCGTGAGGAGGGTCAATGATATCCACAAGTAAAAAGACCTTTGGTCTTACGATGATTGTCGGGCCGAATGACGCCGACGATTTACGGCGATGTCTTTCCAGCTTTCCCGCGCGGGAAATCTTTAACCAGATATGCCTTGTCTATACTACCAGTGACGAGGCCGTGGTAAAGGCGTGCAAAGAACTCGGGGACGTTACGGCATATTTTCCGTGGACGAGTGAACGATACCCTCACGGAAATTTCGGCGGGGCAAGGAATGCCGCAGTGGAGCTTTGCACGACGGACTATTGGATGTGGCTCGATTGTGATGATATCTTTTATCCGGATTCTGTAAAGGCCTTTGAGGATACCCTGCGGATAATCAACCGATATGATTTTGATATTCTCGTAAATCGGTATGTACTTTCCGAGGTAGACGGAAAACCGAGGCACACGCTTTCCCGGGAGCGGATAGTCAAACGGTCTTCTGGTATTTGCTGGAAGTTCCCGGTGCATGAGCAATTGACATGTACCGCGGAGAGCCGGGTAAATGCAGACCTTCGTGGTTTGGATGTTATACACAGGCCGACAAAACCGTATGCGGTATCCTCTGCGAGAAACTTGCAGATACTTGAGCATGAGTTTTTCCGGAGAAATTGCCCGAAGCATTTTAAATATTACTATGCACGGGACCTGATATCGGCAGGGCTTCGGCTTGCGGCAATTCCGATATTGGTCGGGTATATTGACTCCTCCCTCGGGGACGATATCAACCTGTATGAATCTGCTTGTGAATTGGTGAATCACTATCTTTACGACGGGGATTCAATACGAAATGAAACCGTCCCACTTGCTGAAAAGTATGTCCGCATTGCTTTACAGTGTCATCCTGAAATGGCGGAGCCGTATGTATATCTCGGGGATATTTTTCTTTCAAGAGGGGAATTAAGATTAGCGGAGCACCAATACAAGGCAGCGATGCAAAAAACATTCGGTTCAGGCCGGATGCAAGACGTGAGATACTACGAGGAAATCCCGGCCGTTCGGCTTACCGAATTGAACAGTCAACTTGGACGGAACGAAGAAGTCTTATGGTATTCGAAAATCGCAATGGAACACGGACAACGGGCCGAGTCCGTATTGTCCGCCCGTAAAAAAGCAATTGAAGAGCTGGTGAAGGAACTTGTATGAGTGGCATTTCAGCCTATGATGATATTATTGAGGCCGTGTTATGGGGGCTGGTCCAGATAAAGACTTCCTCCGGATACAACACGACTATCAAACATGCGTATGACCCCGAAGTCAGCATCGATGAGGTCCTGGAGTATCCGTCAGTGCTATTAGATGAGGGTAGTGAGGATTGTGCGAACTCGAATATCGGGAGTCATTTGCAGACAGGGGGGAACGAAGCCGGGTTACATAATTCCTTTGACCTATCGCTGCATTGCTGTCTGAATGAAGTCAATAATGCAAGGGAAGCCCGAAATAAAATCAAGGCGGATATTCAAAAGTATTTCGGTTTACATCCGAGGATACCTAATTCATTTGGCGTTGACACGGCATTCAATTGCTTTTACCGCGGGGCGACTCCGTGGGGGGTGGATAAGCAAAAACCTTTGACCGGGATTACTGTGGATATCCGCGTATGGTATCGGCAGAAACTAACGGACCCGACAACAACCATTTAACAGGAGGAATCTGATATGTCTTTCATCACTGTGAAAAGGACCCTTGGCTTTAAGCTGGAGGGGACCCCGTATACGGCTGAAACTTTGGTCGTGACTGATTACAATGTTCCGGCGTTCAACATTTCGTATGACCCTGATATCCAGACGTACGCTCGCCGGATAGCGCGCGGTGACTACACGAAGGACCCGTCAATCGCCGGAAAACGGTCAATCACTATCACGTTTTCCCACGATGTAACATGGTCCGGGGCTGCCGGGACCGCCCCTTCGTGGTTCAAGTGCCTCCAGGCCTGTGGAGGAAAAGAGCAGTCCTTCGGCACCTTCAGGACGGTCATGCCTCACGCGGACTATTCCAACGTCCCCGCAACCATCGAAGTTGTGGAAAAGGACGATACGGGTGCCCAGCTCGTCATAAAGGGCCACGGATGCATGGGGAACCCGAAAATGGTTGTTGATTCGGTAGGGCAGCCTATGCGGATTGACTACGAGTTCAAGGGCGTGTTTAACGGCGTCGTGGATCGCGCTGCTGCCTCCATCCTGGTTCCGACAGGGTTCGATACCCCATTGCCGGAGGGCGTGCTTACAGCCACGATGACGGCCTTTGCGGACAACCTGACCTTCGATAAGGTTACAATCGACTGGGGCAACCAAATCGAGCTTTATACGGACCCCAGCAAGGGCCAGGGACTCTCCGGTGCCCGCGTGGTTGACCGCAACCCAAGCGTTGAAATCGACCCGGATATGGTTCTTCTTGCCACGAGCAACCACTACCAGCGTCAGATATCCAATACCACGGGGGCCGTGGCGTTCAATGTAGGGAACCATTTCCTCATTTCCGCTCCCGCCGGCCAGCTTATCCAGGGCATGAAACCCGGGGACCGGGAAGGGCATGTGACGAATACCCTGAAGTTTGAGCTGAAACGGTCTGTCGGCAACGATTCGATAACCATCAAACATTGGTAAAAGGACCTTATGGCGGGATAAAACGGAACCACCCCGGGAAGGATAACGGCTCTCTCCTTCCTCCCGCCTTTCTTTAAACGCCGAGAGCCGAAGCAAGGAGAGCCTGTATGAGTGAAATGAAGGATATTGGATTCGATGAGGAGATGAAAAAGAAGCTCGATTCTTTTTCAGCAATCCAAGTCGATGCGGAATTTCGGTACATTCCGAAGGTGTACCGGGAAAAGGACGCTTCGGGGAATTACAAAGTACCAAAGGACCTTTGGCCTGTTTTCCGTCTTCGGGGAATCACCGGGGCTGATTTGATGATGATAGGGGATGAATTGAAATACACCATCGACACGGACGGCAAGGTTGCTATTCCTAACCAGACCGGGCGAATGGCTGCGTTGACGTGCAAATACTGTATCCTTGGGTGGAGCAATTTTCGAACGAGTGACGGTAAGGAAATCGGGCAGCCGCGGAAGGACCCGACGCTCGGGTGTCTTGTCAGTGAATCCCTCGGGGTTATTTCCGCCCCGCTCATGTTCGAATTATCGAATGTGATTGTCGGCGAAGGTCGGATGACCGAGGAAGAGTTGTTGGGTTTAGGATATTAGCCGGGTTACATGCGGGAGTATGGAAGGAAAAATTCAGATGCTCCTCATGCGCGGAAAACAAGACACTGAAAAAGTCGTGGGGCTGTGACAATGGGACGAGTGGCGAACCCGCATTCGTTGAAGACCATGAGGGAATACGATACCGGTATTGGAGATGTCCGATTAAATACATTCCGATGTCGGTATTACATTTTTTCTCTGAGTATTCTTATTACAAGAATTTTCCGAGTGCGCCGATGCCGAGGAAGCAGGATATGTCCGTGAGGTTTTATTTGTCAATGCAGTATTACGAAACAAAACTGGTAGAGAACATGCGGCAACTAAAGGACCGGAGATAAACCATGGCCGATGAAGTATTGGCAGTTGAAGCCCGGTTGAAGGATTATATATCCGGGAGCCTTCAAACCCTTGAAGCTAATATCGGGAAGTTTTCCAGGACGACGGAACAGGCTTCTGGGAAGACCGGGGATTTTGACAGGGTTTTCGCCCAGCTCGCCCGGCGTCTTGCTCCTGCTGCGATTGCCGCGACAGGGTTTGCAGTAGCGATGAACACCGTCCGGCAATCGATTGATTTTGCTTCACGTCTTTCTAATTTTTCTGCGAAGACCGGGCTTTCAACGGATTCAATTCAGCGGCTTGGATATGTCTCGAAACTTGTCGGGGTTGATATTACCAGCATGGGGATGGGATTCAAGCAATTCCAGATTCGTGTATACGAGGCTCAGCAAGGAAATGACAAAGCCTCGCAGTCTTTTAAGCGGCTCGGGCTTGATGTAAAGAACGGGAAGACCTCGGTTGAGGATGCTATTCTCGCTCTTTCAGATATCAAAGATGCAAATGAGCGCGCGGCGCTTGCAACAGATATTTTCGGCCGGGCGAGTATTGACCTTTTGCCTATTCTTTCGCAGGGGCGGGAACAGCTTCAAAAGAACTTGCAGGATACTGAAAAATTCGGGCAGGTCATTGATGCAGAAACAGTGAAGAAACTTGATGACCTTGGGAATGCTTTTGGCCGGCTGAAGGGGGCAATGGGCGGGGCAGGCGCGGAGATGACGGCGACCATGGAGCCCGCATTAAGTAGAATCGTCTCCCTTGCCACGGAAGGGGCTGTCGCCCTTAAAAACTTTTTCAAAGAAACAAAGAACATTCCGACAGAGACACGAGCCCCTTCTGCAACAAGCATGGGGCTTCTTTCACAGACTCTTTCAGTGCAAGGCGACGTATTGACCCCGGAAGCAAAGGCCGCGATGGAGGAGTCAAAAAAAGCGGCTCTTGCAGAAGCGGCAAACCAGAAAAAGAAATTGACGGAAGAGGAGCAGCAAGCCCTTGAAAAGCAGCATTGGGAAGCATATAAAATAATGCTCCAGGAAAATGCCGAGTGGGAGCAGTCCGTAAAGGACGAACTCGCCCGGCAGGACATAGAGCGGGAAAAGAATATCACGGAACAGATGCGAGTTGAAAAAGAAAATCAATTTGCTGATGCAAGAGCAACAGTGGAAAAGCGGATAAAGTTAGAGCAGGATGCGGCTAAAATTGAACAGGCAAAATTCGATTTCAAGAAAGACCTTACGCTTTCTTTCATAACAATCTCCGGGCAAGCCACACAGAATATGGCGGAGAACGCGAGGGCGAGAAAACGCTGGGCCTTGGTTGAGACTGTGGCATACGGGGGTGCTTCTTCCGCTATTGCATGGAAAGAAGCATTCATGGCGAAGGACACTGGGGGTTTCTATGGAAAGCTCGCAGCGGCTATTATCGGCACGGTTGCCGCAGTTGCGAATACGGCAGTTGCAATTTCAACAATAAATAAATATGCGGTTGGTACTCGTAACGCTCCCGGAGGTCCTGCGCTCGTGGGTGAAGCCGGGGCGGAACTTGTCCTTGGCCCGTCATTCGGCAATCTCCCGCGCGGGTCCACGGTGTTCAATAACTCAGAGACGAATTCGATATTGAACTCCGGGAATAAAACCGAGGTCTATAATTTCTACGACCAGAGCGGAAACCTTATTGACTCTATACGCAGGGAAATCCGTTCCGGCCGTGGTCAGGATTTGGTTTCCGATTTACAAACACGATTTAAGAAGGGTTGAAAAATGGGCCAGTCTTTATTTTCATGCGGTGACACCGGATGCCCTGTTGTTCAGGAAAACGTGAAGGAGGTCTACTTGATAAAGGCAGAGATTGCAGACCTGAAGGAGTGCAAGGTTGATTTATACAAGACGGTCAACGGAGTAAAATCAACGGTTGACAGACTCGTCGGCCAAATATCCATCGCAGTTGCGGCAATAACAGTGATTGTCCAGCTTGTATTTATGTTTCTTGAAAAGAAATAAATATGCCACAAATTCTAATTGCACATCCAGCGGCTTCCCCGCGTTGGAAAACGGATACCATAGTTGATGTGTACCCGGACACGGATGATATGCACTCATTTCCCGAACCACTGTATACTGTTATTAAGGCGAAGGGGGCTATTGAAGAGATACGGGCAAAGTTCCAAGCGCAAGCGGGAAAAGTGTTTGACATTTCCAGCGGGAAAAGCTGTGATAATATGTATGTTAAAAATCTTTCAGCTTCTGCCTTGACTGCCGCGGATAAAACTACACTTGAAAATACCAAGTCAACTACGATACAGAAAGATGCAGTATTCACGAAGCTGGTGAAAATAGATTCCATTCCTGTTGAAGATATCAAAGCCGAGGAAGCCCCGAAAGAGGTCGACCCCATCGTAAATGAAATTCTCGGCGGGGGTAAATAATGGCGAGTGTTGCATACGCGGTCTGTCCATCCTGTCCCGCCAATATCATTACTGGCTCGGGTACTTTATCTATTGTAAACGCGACCGGCCTTGCTACTTTTACTGTTGCTCAGACAAATGTTCTGTTTGGCGTTGGAATGGAAATTTCTTACAATGATGGCACAGCGCGAAAAGCCTATATCGCAAGTAAGGTATCAACTACACAGTGGTATGTTACAACCGCTCTCGGGGCCAATCCACCTGATTGTTCAGGCGCTACGATAACGGCTGTGACCGCCCCTTATGCTTCCATGTCAGCCGCCGAAGCTGGGTGCAATGACGCAAACCACACGAACAATACGGACATAACCGCAACGGGGGCGAACCTAACGGCGCTGAATATTTCTTGTTACTGCGAACAGAGTGGATACACGGCAGACACGACAACGGTGACGTGGAATGCCATGACTGGGGATGCAACCCATCGGCCGTATATTTATTCTCCAACGAATACTACTACGGAATGCAATCTGGCGATGTTTCCGACAAGCCCGAAGTATAGTGTGCAGAAGTATAGGCTGATTGCAAATTCTACTATCGTAAAAAGTACCACCGCTAATTGGTTGCATTTAAATCATTTGCAATTATATAGTCAATATCTTGCTACGAGCGCCATTAATAACATCGGTACAACACTAATTGCTGGAGAAACAAATGATATTTTAAATTGCATTATAGTCACGTCAGAAGCAACAGCCGCTGGTTCAAGAATAGGGATACGACAATTAGGGAATGTTGCTGGTGCTACACTAAATATCGTTAATAATACAATTGTATTAGTTCCATCGGGTAGATCAACTGCGTCTTATGGTGTTTATTGCTCAACAGGAACATCAACCATAAATGCTTATTCGAATACAATCTATGGATGGCTTACTGCCCCACTTAATAGAGTTACTTCTGCCAATGTAATTAATAGTCTAAATAATACTTTTATCGGAAATGGGACAACAACCGCTGGCTGCGTTAAAAACTACGATGTTTACGACATAAACGAAAGCGAAGCCAACGGCTTTCTTACCACTCAGACAGACGCGCAACTATTCGCGGATGTATCGGATGCTTCCCCGCTCAATTGGGACTGGACACCGAAGGCAGGCAGCGACCTGATTGACAAAGGCAGTACTCTCGGTGCACCGTATAATGTGGATATATTAGGGACGAGTAGACCTCAGAGAAGTGTCTACTGTTGCGGAGCCGTTGAGTATATAACCCCGGGGACAATATCCCTCTCCGGATGCACTCCGGCAACAGGATACGAAACTGGGAACACAGTAATATCTATCTCCGGTTTGAATCTCACTACTCCAACGGGTGTTACCATAAATGCGGTCGCCTGTACGAGCGTAGTCCTCGTAAGCTCTACCCTGATAACGTGTATCACTCCTGCCAATCCCGTAGGGACTTATGATATAGTGGTTACGATTGGTGGTACAGACTACATCCTTGAAGATGCTTTCACCTATACCCTCGTAAAATCCCTGACCTTGACATACGGCGCGACTTCCGTATCCTTTACTCCCCCGCTTTTCGGATATAAAACCATTATCGATATGCCGTTTGATTTCAGTGAACAGGATGACGGCACGATTGATTCATTCGATAACGGCACGGCATACGATAAACGGGTTTGCCGATTCACGCTCGAACTTAACGCAGCGGATGCAGAAATACTCCGTGAATTTCTTTATGAGACTTCGCGCGGGCATGATATCACCATGACTCTCTCCAGCGGCTCGGGGTTTCACCCCTTCGGTCCGGACAAAGGTGACGCTGGAAGTTTTACTGTATCGTTTTCAATCCTTGACCATCGCGGCGTAGGGGAAAGCCCATACCTGTATTTCCACATGGACTGTGAAATAGTGAACGTCGGGTCATATCCATCATACACTCCCCCGGATGAAGTTGACGAGGGGGTCATGCAGATAGGCTCTATAACCGGGCTCAGGTTTCCTCCGTCGTGGTTCAAGCCGAAACAGGAATATGCTTTAAACGTCCAGCATACGGAGTCTAATGCTTCTCACTGGGTAGACCGTGGTCTTTACGGTGACTCGTATAAAAATCAATTTACTTTGCAGATAAATGAATCAAAACTTGCGGCACTTCTTACATATATTATAGGGACAGCCCGGAATGGGAATCTCGGTCTGACCGCCCCGGAAAATGCATATCCTTTTGGTATCGATAACGGCGGGGACGGTTCGGCTATGACGACCAAGTTGACCAGCGGAACATTTGAGATTACCCATAACCGATATAATGATTTCACCATGAATATGGAATTGGCACTTGTCCTATGAGTGAAAAAATTTGGGGTATAGAAATAGTCCTCGACGATTGCATGAATGCCAACACTACGGATACCGATGTCGGTCTGTATCAAATAACCACTACGACAGACACATCCACCACCGGGCAAAAGATTTTAACCGTGGCCGATACCGCCGAATTCAGAAAATACGACAAGGTATTTATTTCCGAGGACCCTGTAAGTGAAATAAATTATATCGCTTCGGTAGATAGCTCGACCCAGTTGACAATGGTTAAGCCGCTTCAAAATTCCTATACCGGCGCGGGAGCTATTTATGCTAATTCGTGCTTCCGTTGGCTCCAGAATAATTCTGATAATATTACGACACCCCGTTACACGGCGAGTATGATTGTCGTTAAAGGACTTCAGCCGTTTTCCCGCGAAATAAACCTTAAGCGCGGGGGGAATATTGCGGACAACGGCGGCGGGTCTGTCACCGTGAAAAATACGAGTCAATTTTTCAACTTCCTCAAAACAGCTTCGATTTATTTCAACGGCCTCACTGTCCGGATATACCTGTATACGGACGGCGTGGAGCGGCTGTATTGGACTGGCGTTTGTGAGCAACCGTCATGGAACACGGCGACATATACGATACCTTTAACCGGGATGCTCAATCGTAGACGTTCTAATATTTCAACAGAAATCACGACACGGAATTTCCCCCAGGCTACAGAAACAGGAAAAATAGTTCCGATAACTTTCGGGAGGCACGATAAGGCAAAGTTCATTAGAACAGCGGCGAAAGAATCCCTGATAGATAATACCCGGCTCTATGAAGAAACTGTTCCGGCGGGTGTGGTTGGCTTTCCTGTTGTAGTTGCGCCTTCCGGGGCGACATTGTCATACGAGATAGCTGTCGGTAACTGTGCTACTCCGAAGGACCCCAATTTTTTAATCGGAATGTACGTGAGGGTTATTGATGGTAGTTATTCAAACGGTGAGATACGAAAAATAACAGGGGTTACAACGGGGGGATTTGTCGGCGGTTACGCGACCATAACAATTACGATAGCCGAATACTTTACCGAAACACTTACGGGGAATAGCACTGCGACAGCATCAGGAAATTCATGGGTTGAAATCGTAGAAATATTCCGGGAATACGCGGGGGATACCTGGCCATGTAAAGATTTTTTAGATACAGATGGCTCGGTAGTATCTCAGGGTGCGGCGCTTTTCAGCTATGACTCGAAGAAACAAGTGGATGTCTCTGGTGATGAAGAAACAGCCCCCGTGCGGGAACAGTCCCCGCAATTCGCTCGGTTGCCGCAGTATGGGTATAAAGCCTCAAGCACGGGCTCTAAAAACCGTTTGACAATAGATACTAAGCAGTTTGATAGCGACCCAGATGAATTGAGGAGTTTTCTGGTTCTTCCCGTTACAGACGTTAAATTAATAACGGATGCGAACTTGACGGCATGGGAAGAAGGTGGATTCACAAAGGATACCGATGGACTGTATTATTTAAGCGCCCATCCCGCGTATACTCTCACCCCTACGGGGAGTGCGGCATTAGTCACTGATAAGGATAAAACTTCCTCATGGGAATTTGACCTTGCTCAAGGTTCTACAGGGGTTTCAACCACGGGTGAATTTATAATAGCCGTTCAGTTCAAACCACCGGTACTCCCTGATGATTTTGAATTCGATGCAGTTTATCTCGGTATAAAAGCCGATTGGGTTTTATACCATGGCCAATTGAATTATACGGGGCATAAAGTATATCCGCTCTGGAAAAGATTTATGGGAGCCCGTTCTGAGATATGTACTGACGCTCAGTCGTTTAGTGTAGACAATTTGGACTCATATGATACACTGAATGATATTCCGGATATCTATTGCGGCAATATCACCGATGAAGAAAAATTTTATGTCACATACGCCGGGCCTGCGGGTCAAATAACGGATATAAGCGGGTATAAAAAATTTGAAATGACTGGTGTAAACAGCATAGCTAAGTATAGGTCGATTACGGATATGGCACTTCTTTCTAAGGGTCAGTACAATAATCTAATACTCCCGGGGACATGCTATGAATTTAACCTCAGTGAATTGTGCCTGATATTTGAGAAAAAAATATCTGTTAAGGACCAAGTGTATACCCCCTTCAAAGGCCGGGTATACGGCGCGACATGGGGCGGGCGCGTAACTGCAACCGACCTCGTAGAAAATCCACGGCACCTGCTTGAAAAGATTGTCCGGCTCCAGAATTGGAGTGAAACGAGCCTTGCACCAACTGGCGGAAACGGCTGGGGTTGGACGTACTCGGACAACCCGCTTATTCGTACTGGATATACAGACAACTCTTTCGACGGACTCAATGCCGGGGACAATATAAACGATGTAAATTCGCTTTACGCAGCTCAACAGATTTCCGATTTCGATGCGGCGAATACCGATGACATAAAGCGAACACTCTGCCGTAATTTCTCCCTTGCCAATTGGGTATCCCATGATGGCGCGGAACAGGTGATTCGATTGAAGAAGTCGAATGTCACTCCAACCGATACCATCACGCTTGCTGATATCATTGATAGAAAAAGCGTGGTTGTCACCGAACCGGCCCCCTCGGATATCTTCTGTAATCCATATGTTCGATACATGAAAAACCCGGCGACGGGGGAATACGACAGTGTTATCCGGTTCACCAATGCCGACGCACTTGCATACGAATCGAGTTTCCTCGAAGCTCCTGATGGCGTCTTTTCTTCCAGCGAAGCCGAAGAATACTGGACCCGGTGTCATGCGCTGTATCTCCGCTGCCGAAGCAATGAAAACCCGCCCTCGGACCTCACCGATTTACGCTGGGCAAACGGGGTACAGGATAATGCGAATGCAATCGCAAAACAGGCCATCACATCTTGGATTGACTGGATGTTTAACCCGGTTATCCGATTCAAGGTCCACTTCGACAAGGCCGGGCAATGGGAAGAATGTCATCGGTTTATTTTACAGCTACCGCACCAGACCGATGATGCTCAAATTGAATGCATCACTCAGAAAATTACCATCAACCCGAACTCCCCGTATGACGTCACTGTCGAAGCGATAATGTTCTCGGACACAATTCCAAGTGACTTCTATTATCAGGACGTGTTTCAGACACTCACCAGCGATAAAAACTGGCAGGACAATTTCATTATTTACGGGGACACTCGGGACAAACAGGATACAATCTAAGGAGAACCTATGGCGACAGCTATCCATCTTCAACGGGTAAAAGACACACTGGCAAATGGTATATCGAGCCTTGATGACAGTCAGCTTATGATGCTCAGCGATACGAACAATGAGCTGATGTACCGGGAGACTTCGGCCTTTTACCTTTGCAGACCACATGCATATACCACGGACGGAGTGAATTTCACCTATGTTGACCAGGACTTTAAATCTGTCAACGTCCGCGGGGACACCCTTGCCGTCGCGCAGGATATTCAGCACTACGGGGACACGGATACCTATCTGCGTTTTGAGACGGATAAATTGACGATGGTTATCGGGGGAGTAACCTTTGCCACGTTGACGGAAGATACGGCCGATACGCTTTCATTCTTTGCTGGAATAGCAGGGACGGTTGGTATCGGAATAGCGACAGGGCTTGCCCGTTGTCATATTGATTCCGACACTGCCTTTGACACGGCGAGCACAGAGGCCGACCAGGATACGCTATTCCTGACGAATAATAAATCGGGGGCTGGACAATGGAATGTCGGGCCATCAATCGGGTTTGGTGCCCCCGGAGATGATTACAGGAAAGCTGCTATTGCGGCTATTCAAACCGGAGCCGATGCAGACCACTTGGGTCTGGGATTTTATACGCATTCCTCTGGTACTACAGCAACGGCAATAGAATTATCTATGTATCTTTCGCATGACGGAACTCTTGCTCAACAAGCGTCAGGTTCGGCGATTCATAAGATAATTACCCACTCAATGACTGATTCGACAAGGAGCTTTGTCGCCCTGTTTAAATCAGCCTTAAATACTATTGGAGCTTTTGCCGCGACTGCTGAAAACGAGTATCTCGGGAGTATCTCCGCAAGCGGGGTGAAGTCTGATAACTCAGGTTTTTCTGATGAATCTGTCGAAATAAGATTCAGCCAAGACGCCGCAGCCGGGGCGACGTATAATGCAGGACGAATAGAGTTTCATCTATCAACTAATGCGGCACCCAGAACAGAGAAAATGCGCCTGACCTCTGCGGGATACCTCGGTATAGGCACGACCGCTCCAGCTTCTATTACAGAAATACAGGACGGATTGACCACCGTCGGTGCGGTACTGACCCTCAGTTCAAAAGAAACATCCACCGTCGCAAATGATATTCTTGGAAGAATTAATTTTCGCGCCGCGCTCGATGGTGCCGGTGGTGACGCAATTCTCACGGGGGCATCTATCGCGGCTATCGCAGAAGATACCTTTTCTGCTTCTGTCAATAAAACGAGCATACAGTTTTCTACCGGAGCCTCCGAAGCAGCGACGGAAAAGATGCGGCTTACTTCCTCTGGCCGTATTGGAATAGGTACAACTGCCCCGGTATCCGTTATCGATGCAGTGAGCGCAAATACTCCATGGGTGATTGTCGCTGCAAATAAAACAGACAATTCCGCAAAAGATGGAGCGCACGCCGGGATTTCTTATGATGTCGATGAAGAACCGTATGCAATGATATATGGAATATGCGGGGCAACTACCAACGCAGTAATCATTGGAGGAGGGACAAGCAATCTAAATGCAGCGACTTCTGTCGCAATACGAACCGCTGCTATAAATACTGTCGCAGGGACGGAACGATTTCTGGTTGATTCGGTCGGGAATGTCTATATCCAGACACTCGACCTCGCTATTATGACTGCGGGAAAAGGTATCGTCGTAAAGGACGGTAGCGGTCACTATTGGAGGTGGACTCCGGATTCTGACGGCACCGTATTAGCCGCTGACTTGGGTACAACATTCCCAGTGCCGTAGAAATATGATAGATTTTGTTTTTACAATCTGGCTTTCTGGTGTAATACCGGCTAACTATCAGCGGTGTATTGATAGCCTATTCTCTATTTATTCGCATGCTGTTATTGTCCGAGAGTGGGGAGATTGTCCATATCCGAGAACTGGAGATGACAGGAGAGATAGTGAAAAGTTACGGAGATGGGTTCTTTCCAAACGAAAAGAAGCGCTTTATTCCGACGCAGATGTATTTCATGAAAAAGAACTATCATTTGATAGAGCAGACAAGCCTTGGTTTGGGGAAGACGCCAAAGGTGTTTCGCAATGGCTTTGCTACCACAAGGGATGCGGGGAATTTTTTGTCAGAAAAAATTATTGCATATCAACCGGGAACAGTTACCGGATAAAGGATGGTTTTATCCATCACGGATTCACGATGAATTCAACTTCAATAAAGGAGAGGGCCAATGAAACTCACAGTAACGACTCAGATTCTGAAGGGCAATGACTTTCTACCCGCGCTCAAGGCGCTCATGCAGGACGCTGGGCTGACCGCTGACAACCGCTGGGAACTGGCAGACCTACGGAAGTCTGTCAACGATACGATAAAGAAAGCCGTGGACATTGAAACAACTCTGGCGGAGAAATACACGGAACTCGTCAAGCCGGAGTTCAAGGCTGGATTGAAAGAGACCGGGATATCTTCAGATATGATTATTGGGGACACCGACCGGGCAACATTTATCAAGGAGTTCGGTGAACTCAATTCAACGGAACATACTTTCGAAGATGTAAAGTCCCCTATCGTAATCAATAACCGAACGAAACTCACAGCACATCAGATTTATACGCTTCGAGAACTCGGACTGATAACGCGGGAGAAAAAGAATGACGCGTGAGCAATTCAATCTGATTCATCATTTCACTGCCGGGGAAGTCGAAGCGACTGGCGCTCGAATATCAGATGTAAACTTTCGACTTCTTCTGGCTTATGATACTTATCGAGGTATCCTGGGAGTACCTGTCCAATTCGTCAAGGATGGGATTATTACTGGGGAACATGCAAAGAACCCCGGGCCTCACAAAGACGGTATCGCTGGAGATAGTTGTTTCCTGAAATCCACTCCAGCGATTGAAACTATTTTTCGGGCTGGATTGCAATCTGGATTCAGAGGGATAGGGATATATTGGAACGGGAAAGCCTATTCCGTCCATCTTGATTTACGGGAGCAATTCGCTTTCTGGAGCGCAACAAAAAAGAAAGATGGTTCATGGAACTATGGAAAGTTACTAAACCTCATCGACCCGAGGAAACTATGAAAATCAATTATCCTGAATTACCAGTCCTCGCCGTTGCTTTTACTCATGGACTCGGCCCGGTCGGCCTGGCAATCAGTGCCGTGACTAAAAGCCCCTATCGCCATTCTTTACTCATAACGAACAACTGGGGCCAAAAGTTCGGGACTGAAGAAACCTTCCACGGACTTCAAGAAAATTCACTGGAAAAATATACAAAACAAAGTAATAGGATTATAGACATGTGGTACTGGAGGGGGTGGGACGACAAGGTTCGGGCGGAAGAAGCTCTTTGTTTTCTTGCAGAAATCCGTAGGAAAGCAGGAGAGCAGAGTAAATATGATTTTAAGGGATTGTTATCTTTCGTGTTTCCGAAGCTATTTAAACCGGACCCGAAAAGGCAGTGGTGCTCAGAAAACTGTCTTTCAACACATGTTCGATTCGGCTTTAAAACAGATTATAAACCCGATAGAGCTTCGCCGGGGATACTCCGGGGTATAATGTCGACGAGTGCAGAGTGCCTGCATTTTACGAGGTATTATTGTTAATAGTACGGAAAACATCTGATGTTGAACAGTACCCACATCAGCCAGATCCATTTTGTGACGAGCCATGACATATGGTGCATCAACGTTTGCGCTATGCTGACGTGCCGGTATTTCTGGCATGTGGCTTTAGCCCTTGCAGTATAGCGTTGTTGTGTGATGTTTTGCAAACTACCATATTATTCTTTTTTCGGCCCATTTTCTTGGCACAGGACGTGCCATGCCTCTCGTACCACTCCTGGGCATTGACCGTTTCCAACCCTTGCAATTCTGTCCATCCAATCGGCCACCCTTGCATCGCTTCGTAAACTTGGGGTGTCGGTTGCAAATTGTGTGTGTTCCACAAAATCCACCCGATTCCGTGGTAGTGATCGCCAGGGCTTTTGCTCCACACATATTTTTCTTCCCATTTCGTTGGTGTAGGCCACGATCCACAAGCGTTCTCTGAGGTGTCGTGCTCCAACATCGGCAGCGCTGAAAACGCCCCATTTTGCATTATACCCCATCTCGGCCAAGTCTCCGAGAACTCTTCCAAGCCCCCGAAAAGTGAGTGCTGGTGAGTTCTCCACAAGTGCAAATCCGGGTCGTATGTCCCCAATAATTCGCCGCATTTCGGCCCACAATCCGCTTCTTTCTCCGTCAAGTCCTGTTGCATTGTCGTTTGCAACGCTGATATCTTGGCACGGAAACCCACCAGAAACCACGTCAACAATTCCGCGCCAAGGCTTTCCGTCAAAAGTTCGCACGTCATCCCAAATCGGGAAAGGTTCGAGACTTCCGTCGTTTTGCCTTGCGACAAGAACATTGCGGGCGTGTTCGTCGTATTCGACGGCGCAAACTGTTCGCCATCCGAGGAGCAACCCTCCGAGTATTCCGCCACCAGCGCCTGCGAAAAGAGCCAGCTCATTCATTTCTTCCTCTTGTTTTTGTTGCCCAGGACGGGCAATTGTTTTTATGGGCCGAAAAACTATAATTCAAAAGTTTGCAAAATTTCATACAACGTCTGCCGCATTCGCTCGAAGTTTAGCGGCCACACTTAGTACAGCTTTGTCCAATTGGTACACCATGAGAACACTGGCCGCTAAATTTTGTGCTGCGGGTGTTGTGCAAAAGTTTTAACGCCTCCGCACGTTTGAGCGCAATTATCCTGTTATCAATTAACACCTTCGCGTGACTTGCATATATAGCAGGAGAAAGATTATAGCACAAATCAAGATGGTGTTTCACTTCCTCCAGAAAATCTATTTCATCTGACGCGCTCATATAATTCTCCAGCGTTAAAACTTTTGCACAACGGCCCGGCAAACGCACGAAGCGCGGCCAGACTACATTATTGCTTACCAGCGTTTTGTGCTTGGCCTGTTGTTTGACTGTTGGCAGCGACTCTACCGTTTTCTTTCCGCCGCCCATCACGAATGTCACATTGATTTTCCTCATCCCAGAACTGGCCAGCCTGATCTCGCGGAGAGCACGGATTATCTTTGCGCTCCACAAGTATCTCCTGATAGCACTCAGCCAGACTTCGGCCAGTTCCGCAAGAACGCGAAA